AGTTTATAGGATATAATAGAACTAATCACACGGAGGTGAAATATGGACAATAATCAACAAACTCCATCTAAACAGACAGGTAAGCCAGATTTGTCGGCACAAACTTCTCCAGGTAACGGAGCATCAGCTACACTAACTAACGTTGACGCAGCAAGCAAAATGGGAGTTCCTAGTCCATTGACAGGAGCAGATGTTTCTATGACTACAGCTCAAAAAGCTGGGGGTAAAATTGTGACAACCGAAGCTGGATCAAAAAACTAAAAAGAAACAGGCGGTGAAAAAATGACAGAAACAACAAATAACGAGCAGGATTTAACAAAATCTTTTCCAGATGGCGTTAAGGGACCAATAATTAATCAAGAAATTTCTCCAACAGATGCAACTTCAGCAGTTGCTCCAACTTCTGAGGAGATGTCAGAAGCAAATGAAGAATCTATTGCTAAGGCTGACAAGTGCCCTACATGCGGTCAATCTATGCCAATTAAAAAAGCAGAAGATGCAGAAGAAATGGAAAAATCAGAAACTTGTGCAGATTGCGGTAACAACCCTTGCACATGTGAAAAAAAATCTGCAGAAGTAGAATCTAAAGAAGAAGAAGCAAAAGAAACTCCTGAAGATGAAAATAAAGAAATGAAGAAGTCTCTATGGGATGGATCATTTTCACCAAATATCAAAAGAGGACTATAATTCTATTTTTTAAAAAGATTTACAAAACAGCGGGCAACCCCCGCTGTTTTATTTGAAAGGAAAAAAATGAGAGTAGGAATATTAGGTAGTAAAGACTGGGAAAATTATTCAGAAGTTATTAGATCCTTGACTGTTTTTATACAAGAAGCTCATGAATTAGGCCATGACGAATTGATTTTAGTGCACACTGGAAGTAAAGGTGCAGAAAATATGATTACTGAATATGTTGGAAAAACAAAAAAATTTTTGCGTGAAAAAGGCTTTAAAATTAAAGAAGAAGTAGCAGCCAGAAATTCTCAAATTATAAAAGATATGTCTGTCATTGATTCAGATTTACAGTACGCTCTCCTATTTAGCACGGGAGATAAAAGAACAATTTCTTTTAAAAAAATATTAAAAGAATATGGGATTCCATTTAGGATTATAGAGCTTGACAAATGAAAATAAAAAATGATAAAATAGATGTAGAATTACTTACCAAAATGGTAAGTCTTTTAACAGAAATTAGGGATTTGTTAAAAGAAAACAAAACTGAAAAAGAAAGCAGATTACCTAGAAAAATATGACAAATAACGTAGTAGAATTAAATATAAAAGAAGCACATAAGTTTGTTGAACAAAATTTTAAAAAAGGTTTTTTTTGGGATGGATGGACAATAGTAAAGTGGTCGCCTGGACATAATGGATATTTAAAAACAAATGGTATGTACAGAAATAATAAATGGGGATATGCTAACAAATATTTTTTAACTAATAAGGGGACATGGTTAATTCCAACAAAATATGTCACAAATACTTAAAGAACTTGGAATAGATGAAAAAGACATTAAATGGTATCACCTTTCAGCATGTAAAGGTATGTCAATTAATTGGTTTTATGATGATTACGAAAACGATAAAATTCTTGCATCTACAACTGATCAAGTTTGTTTAAATTGCCCAGTAATTAAACAATGTTATAAAGAAGGTGTGGAAGCAAAAGAATTTGGAGTGCGTGGTGGAATTTACATGAATCTTGGTAGAGTTGATAAACAAAATAACGCACACAAAACTAAAGAGACTTGGCTGCAGTTAAAAAAGATACATGGAAAAAATTTTTTATAATATACAAATGGCAAAGGCCATAAGAAATGTTAAGATGCCAGTAAAGGATCTTAAAATGGATGTTAGGGCAAGACCTAACTACTTAGCTTTAACTGTTTATGAAGAAAATATAATGCAGTATGAAATTGATAAAAGAGCTGACATTATGGAGTATTTACTTTTATGCAAACAGTTAATAGAATCTTACGGGGTTCGTTGTGAAATAGAAGGGGTAAAACATGCCAGAGCCAAGAAAAGTATGGTTAAATAGAGAAAAGGTATATGCAGATTTAATCTCTGAGGGGGCTTACGCCTCCAAAGTTAGATATGTTTATGGGGGAATACTTTACGACGTGTTAATTGAAAATGATGAGTTTGAATTTTTAGATGAAGAAAATGATTATGATCTTGGAGGAGAAGAATGAAATGCTATTCATGCGGTAAGCAAAAAAATGAATTGCATACTAAAAAATCTGAATTGCTTGATGGGGTAGTATGTTTTATGTGCCAATCCTGCATAGATGAAAAATTTGAACCTAGGTGGGTAATTGTACTTGCTGCTCGTTCAAAAGGACCAAATATTGTTAAAGAATTTATTGTTAAAAGAAGATATATTGGTTCTGAGATATTAGCAAATGAGCTACTTGCATGATTGATGTAACTGGAGATTTAGAAAAAGCAATAGAACTTGACGAATGCGTAGTATATTTTACTGCATCTTGGTGTGCTCCTTGCAAACAACTTAAACCAGTATATGCAAAAATTGGGATGCAAGATAAAAATAAAAAATATTTTGTTATTGATGTTGACACTATTGACAAAAAATATTTAAATAAGTATAATATTATGAGTGTTCCAAAAATATTTAAATTTTCTCGTGGAGAAATATCAAAAGAAATTATTGGACGTACAGAGCAAGAAATAATTGAACAGATTGATAACTGAGGGTTAAATTAATGACAACTATTGCAGCAATTCAAGGTAAAAACTGGGTGGTAATGGGTGCGGAAACAAATTCTACACATGATGATTATCGCAGAGTTAAAATGACGGATGATAAAGTTATAAATAACAACGGCATACTTATTGCTGGGTGTGGTACAGGTAGAGGTATGAATTTACTTCAACACACCTTTAAAGCTCCTAAACCACTTCCAGAAAGAACTCCAGATCAATTAGATAAATGGGTTTCAAATATTTTTATTCCTGAAATGCGTCAATTATTCATGGATCATGGATATGACATGAAAGATGAAGGAGATTATGCTCAGCATGATACTGTATTTATAATTGCGGTTCAAGGCATAGTTTATCTTATTGACGAAGATTATTCTTGGGATAGAGATATAAGAGGTTATATAACATCTGGTTCAGGTGGAGATTTTGCACAAGGTTCATTATATAGAGCATCAAAAAATGGAAAATTATTTACAAATATAGCAGAAGCTAAAAAAGAAATGAAATTAGCCATTGAAGCAGCAATTGAATTTGATGTATATTCAGGTGGGGATGTAAGGATATATGTTCAACAGCCAGAGTGATAAAGATTTTTGGGAATGGTATGAAGTTGGAATAAATAATAATTGGATTACTAATTCTTTTTGTATGACTCATGACGGTGGTTACGGAGAAATGACTGATGAAGAACGTAATGAGTGGGAAGATGGTGGAGATCCATGCATGACAGTGGCGAGAATAACATACCTAGGTTAAGCAGTATAGATTACACTGGATTAACCTCCCCCTATTGTCCAGTTTGTGGAGATTTAAAATTCAAAACATGGATAGCAGTTGATTCAGAAACATTTGAAATACAAATTTATGGATCAGATGGAGAATGTTGGGAATGTGGAACCAAATATACAATAGTTGTTCCACAAGAGAAAGAGGCAAAAAATGACTAATATAAATCCTTTAGGCAAGCTTTTACTTGTTAAAGAAATTGAAGTATCAGAATCTAAGTCTGCTGGCGGACTTATTATTGCAGCAACTGCTGCTGAAAGAGAATTAAAAAAGGGCCAAGTTGTAAAAGTTGGTCCAGGCGAAAGAAGTAATTTTAATGGAGAATTATACCCTGTTGATACAATTAAAGAAGGGATGATTGTATATTATTCCCCAAACCATGCTACAGAAGTATCCGACCCTCAAACTTCTGAAAGATTTTATTTTATAAATAGTGGTGTTTTATTTGGATACGAAGAAATAGAGGATATCAGTGCATAAAGGGATAGGAAGAGCCCAACAAATACGTGGTCATAAAAGACGTGCGAAAGTTTTAAATATGCGTAAGCGTAGACCATTTAGAAAAAATACATCAGAAGCTGGAAACATTTATTGGAATCATTTAATTAATGATGAAGCAAAAAAGCTGAACAATAAAAAGATTGAATCTGAAAGTAAAATTAGTACAAGTCAGGTAGAATCAGTAAAGCCACAAGTTCATAGAAGAAAATCTGGATCTGCATAATGAAAAAAGAATCTATTTTAGAAGAGGCTAAAAGAATTGTGCATGGGGAGCGTGGTGAAAATTATGGACATCCATTTGAAGATTTCTCTAGGACAGCAAAAATATGGTCTGCTATAATGGATGTTGAAGTAACTCCTGAGCAAGTTGCATTATGTATGATTGGTGTAAAAATTAGTCGTGAGGTTAATCGTCCAAAAAGAGATAATATTGTAGACGGAGCGGGATACTTTGAAACTCTTGATATGGTAAAAAGAGAACGAGAACGTAGAGCAAAAATGATGATGCATCCATCAATGACTAAATTGTTTGGTGTAAACCATATTGAAGATTGGGGTATGATAGATTAATGAAAGATGTAATAATGTCTTTATTTACAGGAGGAATATGTGGTGTTGTATTTGCAATTGCAAAATTACCAGTGCCAGCTCCGCCTGTTTTATCAGGATTAATGGGGATCGTTGGTTTATGGATAGGGTATAAACTTGTCCAAATATATTAATTATAGATATATGGTAAGAAAGAGAGAGCAATACGAAATGAAAACTGTAGGTTATAAATTAAAGAAGTTTACTGTAGTGGGTGTTAAACCTGGATTTACAGCATCTTCAGATGATGCTTTTGAGGAAATTACGGATAAATCATTTCCTGGAAAGTGGAAAGTGATTATGTATTATCCAAAGGATTTTACATTTGTTTGTCCAACAGAAATCGTTGCATATGATAAATTATCTAAAGATTTTGAAGATAGAGATGCAGTTTTAATGTGCGGTTCTGTAGATAATGAATTTTCAAAACTTGCTTGGAGACAACATCATGAAGATCTTGGAAAAACCAATTCTTGGATGTTTGCGGATCAACGCAAAGAAATTTATGATGATGAATACGAAGTTATTGACGGAGGCCTAGCTGAACAACTTGGAATTATTAATAATCAAGGCGTTACATGGAGAGCAACATTTATTGTAGATCCTGAAAATGTAATTCAGCATATCACTGTTAATAATTTAGATGTTGGTCGTAATGCTGATGAAGCATTGCGTGTACTTGATGCATTGCAAACTGGAGAACTTTGTGCTTGCAATCGTCCAATTGGTGGAGCAACATTGTGACATGGATTATATTGAACGGGGAAAAAGGTCACTCATGTGGCCTTCCCTGGTCAGTAGATGAACCAGGAATGGGGGCTATCCATTTACAAAAAAGACATGCGGGATCTGTGTGGGAATGTAAATGTGGTAAGCAGTATGAATGGTCAGGCAAAAAATGGAAAGATGCAATATGAGTTGGGTAGATAGTTTAAAAGAATCTTTACCAGAATATGCTAAAGATATTAAATTAAATTTAGATGCTGTTATCAATAGAAGCACAGTAGATGCTGAATTAGCAACACATTTGGCTCTTGCTTCCGCTTTCGCTACTGGAAATGGCAAATTAATTGCTTTCATTGCAGCAGGATCAAACAATGAAATTGAAAAAAATGCTGCATTAACTGCAGGGTCTATAATGGCTCAAAATAATATATGGTATCCGTATTTAGAAATGGCAAATGATCCAAATCTAAAAGGTTTGCCAGCACAGCTTAGAATGAATGCTATTGCTACTCATGGCGGGACTTCAAAAGCAAATTTTGAAGCTTATTGTCTGGCTTCCTCTATTGTAGGTAAATGTCATTTTTGTGTAAAAGCACATTATGAAACATTAAAAGAAGAAGAGTATAGTGTAGAACAACTTCGAGATATTGGAAGAATAGCAGCGGTAATTAATTCTATTTCAAAGATTTTATCTGCATGAGTGAATACAATCAAGCCTTGAGAGATATAAAAAAAATACTTGATTCTTCAGATATACCATATTCTTGGTGGGAAGCTCAAATGTTTATAATAGAAAGATTAAAAAATAATGAATAGCATTGTATATGTTCTTACACTTGGCTTTATCTGTGGTTACATTGTTGGTTATATTCATGGAAATCCAAAATATAGGAGTAAATAATGGAAAATGAATCAAGTAAAAATATAGATTATTTATCTAATATATATACAGATGGAGAAAAATACTATTGGGTTTTATATAACGGATATAGATATTATTTTGATGATTTAGGTTATGATTTTAAAGATCAAGCAGAAAGAAAATTGATGTCGAAAATTAAAGAAATAGAGGAAAGATAAATGTTTTTGTTTAGTACGTTACAAATTTTAGGGTGGGTTGGCGTAGGCTATAACATTAAAGCTGATAATAATTGGGGTATTTTTGCTTCAATTCTTTTTGCATTTTTAATGGGATTAGCTCAAGCGTTACTTTCAATAACAGAGGGGTTGACAAATGGAAATACCAGTAAGTCCAAGTGATTTAGATTCAATAATCTATAATATAGCACGAGATTTGATTGAAGAACGTGCTATAAATGGATCAATTGATGGAGTTACAGAAGAAACAACACGTGAAGTAGTAAACGATGTAGTGTTTATAGTAGAACGTTATATGTATTACATTAATAGTTTGATGGATACGGCAAGATTAAACAAAGCTAAAGAGTTATTTGAAAACCAAAAGGATTTTGAATAATGTCAATATGTAAATGTGGTATTTCAAAAACTTACCCCGAATGTGATTCTACCCATAAAAAAATAATTCAAGTCGAAAAACTTAGAAAAGCAATTATAGAAGCATTTGAAAAATATGAATCAGAGGAAAATATCAATAATTAGTTAATTAATGATATAATTATATTTGTAATGATATCTCTCATATCATTACGAAGGGTGATGAATATCAGAAAAATAGCTAAGATAATAGAAAAAAGAACAGAGGAAATCTCTGACAGGGCTGCAAAAGCATTTGGAACCCCTTGGTTCTTGGTGCTACACGCTTTGTGGTTTATACTATGGGTAGAGCTTCAAGTAGAGCCCTTTCCGTATGGACTTCTAACAATGATAGTTTCTTTAGAATCTATCTTGTTATCTGGGTTAATTTTAAGTGCAACTGACAGGGAATCTGCTCGTGATCGTCAGGTTATGAACAGAGATTTGCGAATTTCGAAAGAAACTCAAAAATTATTAGAGCATATGCACGAGGAATTAATGGAGATAAAAGAATATTTGAATGGCGGGGTGGAGTCAGAATGACCCTACTCTATCTGGGTATCATCGTTGTATTACTACAATCCTACATAAGGCTTCAATACAGATACAAAAATCTTGTTAATCAGCACGTATTTATTATGGAAGATCTTTTAAAAGATATTTCAGAAATAAAAAACAAATGCAAAAAAGATAAAAAATCTGAATAAGCTTTATAAATATGATAGCCAGTATAGTCAGTTTTCTGGCTATACTGGTCTTATAATATACCAACAAATATCAGATAAAAGATTATTAAAATTAAAGGAGACTTTTACAAATGATTACGGATATTGGCATGAGGCTAACTAAATATAGAAAAGTTTTTGTTTCAAAAAAACTAAAGCAATTAACCCCTGCTTCTTGGATATGGGAAGATTTTCTATCAAAAAAAGAATTAGAAGAAATTTTAAATGAAATAGTTTATAATGAAGAAAAAGATCAAGGTTTTTCAAGTATATTAAAAAGATATAGGGAAAGACTTGAATCCGTTTTTGAAGGTGGAATTTTTGAAATAGATGGTCCTATGGAAAGAATTGTAAGATATGAAGGTTGGAAAAATGGTATGGCTCCACATATAGACGTTTTGGTACAACAAGATGAATTAATAGAAAACATTCTTCTAACTGATGAACAGGCATCTAAATGTGAGTATACAGAAACTAAATTTGCAGGCTACGGAATGGTTATATACTTAAATGATGACTTTGAGGGCGGTGAGCTATATTATCCAGAGTACGATATTCTTTATAAACCACAGGCAGGAGCGTTAGTAATACATGACGCTGAAGCAATTCACGGGGTTAGAGCAACATTAAGTGGAGAAAGAATAACTCATCAAACAACAATTTCTGTAATTTTTAAAGTAGAAAAAAATAAATTTGAAAAATGGAAAACAAAATATCCTAATCACAAAGATCTATACGTAGATAGACTAAATAACGATGCTTTAGGTTTAAAAATAGCTAACAAAAGATTATTAAAGCTGAAAGAGACTTTTATAAATGACCACGGATACTGGTAATTGCATTCATATATATAAGGATATAAAAGAAAATCCTTGTCCCTATTGCGGGAAAGAAACTCATGTGATAGACTGGGAATATCAAAACAAATTATATAAAAAATGGTTAAAAGATAACCCAGATGCATGGAAGCAAGTAGGATGGTGGAGTATATGAGTATGGAAATTTTATCAATGCCCCAGTGGAAATCTAGAGTTTTAAGGGCGGTAGCCTGGATTTTGGGTATGCGTGGGGAGCATGTTTATTGTATTACTATGAATGTAGATCTTAATGATCCAAAACAAGCAAAAGAATTGTTACAAAATGTTACATTGGACAATTTATCCAAAAATGAGGCGAAAAATGAGCAAAAAACTGAAGCGTAGGTATTTAGCAATACCTATATTGATATTATTGACAACCTATTCAATATATCGTATAATTATAGACATAATGTCAGCATTTGAAGATGTTGACTTTTTAACAGAAGAGGAAGAATATGAGCAATAAAATTGAACTTGTTCAAAATTTAATTGTAGATGCCATGATGGATGGCTATAAAAAAATGGCTGAAGTACAGGGCTTAAACGAGCAAGAACTCATGGATCAAAATAGGGCGGGAGTTGAAGGATTTGCTACAACACTCGCCAATAAGATCAATATGATCTATTCTAATATAGACAATTAATTAAAGCGGGAAGTGTAATGTCCCATAAATACCTAGAATACCTAAGAGAGCATAATAGAGCTAAGGCATCTATATGTTCTTATTGCAAAAATAGGAGCGTAGACATCATAGCTGAAAAACATCAGATAAAATATGTATGCTCAGATCATTACATCTCCCCCACCGATTGTATATTGGATGTATCTGTCCCTGGAGTCTTACATTATACTTATCCACAGGGTAAGAAACCTGGACTTATGGATCCAAATATAGGTGGATATATACCTAGAAATAAAGTGGAGCAAAGTGGAGTATAGTGGAGAATATACAGTAGTTATCCACATATGTGCATAGGTTATCCACAGATTTTATATACATAATATGGAACCATATATATGATGGCGTTCGTAATATACCACATATGCAAATTATGTGTCAAATCGTAATATATCTCAATATGTGGACAACTTGTGGATATATGACCACATAGCATAAATTTTATATGTTGTCAAGCATTTATATGGTCAAATTGGTCATTATTTTGGTCATATAAAATTTATATGCATTTTTTACACAAAATGTACGATTAATTCGTAATATGTGTTCATAAATGCTTATTTATTCTATGTTTCTTTTATTTTATATATATTTTTCTATGGTATTCTAGGGAGCTTTCGTAATGGTATTTTTGGGAGGATCCAGGGGAAAATCCCGCCCCATCGTAATCCCTATTTTGAAATCTGACCTGATCAAGAAAAAAGAAAGACCCCCGTGGTCCCGAATCCACGAGGGTCTTAATTGGACTTGGCGGAAGCCTGAACGCCCTATTGTTGCTATTTAATTATACCACTGCATCTTTGTTTTTGTCAAGTCGCAATCCATGATAGTCTACAAATTCATCAAAGGAGTGTATCCCAGATTCATCTTCAATATAGTTCTTATCTAGCCAGATAGTAATTGCTGGGTGGTCTCCAGCCCCGTTGTCTGGACCAGCCCAGAGGCCGTATCCAGTCTCTTCGTTCCAATCAGGTCCGATTAGATTAGAGACAATAATGCGGGCACAATATGATTCATCATCCCATCTTGGGCGGGCTTTTTCAAGAGCGTATGCTAAAGCACCATATCTATCTCCACCACCCCAATGACTATATAAACTAATTTGATTACCATCAGTTTGAGCCAATGTATATACGATTCTGTCACCCATTACTTTGTTACCTCTATTTCTATAGCATCTGATACTTCATTATATTTGACCCAATTATACACGTCATCAACCATACAGTCAATAGCATATTGAGTTAATTCTTCTTCCAGATTATTTGGATCAAATTGAGCCAATAACTCTTCATCCATATCTGCTGTATCCACATATGTAGATATAATAGCTTTAACTATCATTCCATACCCTCTAATGTAAGTTGCATTTCATCTTGCTCTTCATAGTAATTATTTACAACTGCAATTAATCTTTCACATAGTTCCACCACTTCACGCATTGTGACTGGTGTGGAATTATAATTACCTAAGTTGGACGTGATGTCTACATAATTTAACAAAAGTCTAAAGAACTTATGCTGCTCACGTACAGGTAAATGTGATATTTGCATAGCAACAAGTTCCAAGTTAATGTTGTTGTCAGACATAGCATCATAGGTTTGTTTTACATATTTTTCGTTTGGAGTTTTACCTCCTAGTTTATGAGTGATGGCTACAAATTTTGTCATAAGTTCCCTATTCTATCAGATACGAACGTTTTTGTCTAACGGTTTCACTATTTGAGACGGAGCTTTTACTCCCCCGTCGCATGCGCAGAATGTCATATGTGATTTACAATCTGCACACATAACAAACCCTACTCTAACCCCGCTGCGGTCCAAACCGTACAGTGTACGAGATGGCCGCAATGGGATCTGCGAGGAATAGGGGTTTACGCTAAAGGGACAGCTGTCACCTTAGTGCGCTGCTTAGGCTCCTTAATTGGACGGTCAAAAGTAAGACCGCTATCCTTAAGAACCTTAATCATCTCAGCCGAAAAACGGCCACGGGCTCCTGGTTGGAATCCTTTTGAAATGAGATATGCACGTGCACTTTGCTTTTCCATGTTATTTCCTTCCTTCTAGGTTTTTGGTGTATTCCTCATCGTCAACATCTTCTACGTCAACAATGAATCCTTTGTCTTGTAAGTAATCACGAATCTCTTCGTGCATTTGTTCAGGTCCGTATTCTAAATCAAAACGGATATCATTTTCTAAAATAGCAGACATAATGTTATCTGGGGTTTCCCTCCATATCCACGACATCGCTTCTATGTCTTCGTAGTCTGACTGGTGCATGTCAATCAAGGTGTCGTAAACCCACAGGTCCACAAGCCCTGGTCTCCATGGTTGGAGTTCTGAGTACTTAGTTACAAGTACTTGCCCCTCTAAAAGCATTGATAATCTATCAGTCATTATTCTCCCTATGCCATTGTGCTAAAGTTCGGACGGTAAAATCTTGACCCAAATTGTAGCAGAAACGGACTGCCTGTGTCAAATCCTCGGTTTCGTAAAGAGGCGGGGACAAGAGTTCTACATCAGAGGTATCGTAAACCTCAAATGAATCTACACCACCAGGGGAAACAGAATATTCAACTTCTAGAATTTCTAAAGGTGTTTTATTATACATATTCATGCAACTCCTTCATATATCTCAAAAGGTGAGATACACCTATCATTTGCCCATTTAAAGATATATCCTCTATCTCTAAAGACTTATATTCATCTGAATCCATATCTTCAATCTCATTCATCTGCTTTTCTATATGGGCAGAATCTTGTTCCAGACTGATTATATGTAACTTAGCATACTCTTCTAGTTGTTTAAACAATCTAAGGTGAATGTCCCACTCTGATTCATAGTCAGGGTCATTGCAACATGGGCATTCATTCTCACATGAAAACATATCTAACTCTTCATTGTAATATGTAGAGCACTTACATGTTTCACACATTGATGCCATTAGTAACCTCCTTAATTAGTTCTTGGTGGAGAATTGTAACATATGGATGACGTTTTATCAAGCCCGTCATTTTGTCATCATGAGCACAAGTAAGCTCCAGGTTATAGCCATCCAGTTTCTCAACCTCTATACCATGCTTCCATGCATCCATGATCACCGCTCCATAATTGGAGCGGGACATGGCATCAATGGTTAATATCATTAGTATGCGCCTTCTTCAACACGTTCAATCTCAAAATTAGTAACAGAGATTTCTCCGCCATATGAGTCAACATTTAAGTTATCAGAAACTAATGATTCAATGTCGTAGTCGCCATCAGCCATATCAACTTCAACTGTTAAGTCAACACGAACATAAGCAGTTACTTCAATTTCCTTAGTTAGTGGAACATCGAAGATTTCTGCAATCTGAGATAAAGTATCTTGTTCCGATGAGTCAGCATAAACTTCTTCTAAAAGTGTACGTAGTTGAGATTCCTTGGAATACCAAGCATTTTGTTTTTCAACTAAGTTTTTATAATTGCGACGAGACTGGTCTAGAGCATATTCAATGTCTACAACTTTATCTGATGGGTAACTTACTTCCCCATTTTCAATCTTTTTGTATGTAACAAGCAGATTAGGGTTGTAGGTCTCTGGTGTCATTGTTTCCATAGTTTCTTCTTTCTTTTCGGTTATAGGGAGTATTGTAGCATCTGCCACTGACAAAAGTGTGGCGGGGGACCCACAAAGACATGTGAGTTCTGTCACATTAGGAGTATATCCAGCTTTCATTGTATATTCAATTAAAGCATCACATTCACCCGTGCAGACATATGTATATTTAGACCAAGTTACTGTCTTCATTATAGGTAATATTCATCTCCTTCTACATATCCATAATGCTCGTTGTATTGTTTTTTAATTTCAGGAGTAGCCCATTCAAAGAATCTCCATTCAGCATATAGATTTCCTTCATTTAAATTAGAACTATTCCATTGATCAAACAGGTGTTCTTCAATATCAACCTGAATAGCACCTAATATATGTTCTCCTACTCTATCTGAGAATAGGTCATCTACATCAGCCATTTATTTGCTCCATTCTGTAATCAGGGACATGTTCGGAATCCAAATATATCTTATGGGTCTGACATTCTTTGACACAATCAAGGTCTGCCTCGCCCAAATAATTACAAGATGAGCAAATCTCACCACAATCATTGTCGCAGTATTCTAGTGTATTTAATTCATCACAATCTCTACACTTATTATCATACTCTTCAATCTCTGTTACATTTCCACGGAGAATCTCATACTCCCCACCCCAACCTGTCTCCTCCTCAAAACTTAAAGTAAGTAAAGAATTAGGAACAAGATTAGATAGTTTAGTTAGAACTGTGACAGCAGGAGACCATGCTGTATTATATTTATATACAACCCAGTTATCTTCACCCTCAGATTTATATTCAATTAGTTCTGTTTCAGGATATTCATCTCCGTCATGAACAGCAACATCCCATTTGGTTCCCCAGTTAGATGTATTCCAGTTATACCAATCGTGTTGAGTTTTAGCAAACTCTACTTCCTTAGCAAACCAGTCAGGAGAATTTATGTCAATTCCAAGACGTGCAGGTTGCTTGACATATTCATCCATTGTAATACCGTCCTCTATTGGAGAATGCACATTCCAAAATGCAAAAACAGGGGCGGAATAAGTAGTCCATGATTGTTCCATTTCACCAGTCTTAGAATTCCAACTATCATGTAATACCTTGAATGGCTTATTTAATCTATCTTTAATCATATCTATTTCTTGCTTTGGACCTTGAATTGTCAAGGTGTTATATACCCAGTTTGGCATTATATTCCTTTCGGTTAGAGAGCCCCAATTATAGCATCATACTCTGACACTTTTACTGCTTTACCACCACATGGGCATGTGATATTTATCATATATATAGGTGATACCTCGGAAATATCCATAGTATATTCCATAGATGCATCACAGTTTGGACATACATATTCATATACCCACCAGTTACCATTTAAAGTTTGCATTGCGGAATTATAGCATTCGTAAAGGGATCATGTCAACTCTTCTTAATCGTAAATATGGGACAAATTGGACATTTCTTAATGTTCTTAATGTGATTTTTATCACAGTATCGGCCACACTATTTACATTTTTTTAAATGATTATTTAAAGTTTCAAATGCAAATCCACTTCGGACTTGTATCTCAGCTTTACACTTTGGACAAATAACTATTTTCATTTTGCGATTCGGACGGGACTTGAACCCGCAACCTCCACCGTGACAGGGTGGCGATCTAACCAATTGATCTACCGAACCAAGTGGAGCAGTTTTACATCATGCTCAGGATTTTTCTTTACGCTGTTAGCGCAAGAACTTTTTTCACAATAGAATTTTTTTCTGCTGTGATAACAGGGTCAAAGCCACTAGCGGAATAAATAAGCGATTCGCCATTTGCTTTTCGTGCTGTGCGATAATAATCTAAACGCTCAGTTAGGGCATTTACTACACCCCACGCTGTGCCTTTGATATTAGCGTTAGTTTCTGAATTATGATAAAGGTCATCAAGCAGAACAACTTTGTTTTCCCACTTAGTAAGTGAACCTTTCTTATCATGCTCAGGCTTTGGATATAGCGTGTTGATAATCTCAGAGAATTTCTTATCTGTGACTTCACGCTGGAATAACAATTCTGCTTGCTTGCTAAATTCATCAAAGTAAGCAACAGATAGATTCAAGGCTTCACGAGCCTGTGCAATTTTGCCATCAACTGTCTGCGTATGGCGAATCTTGAAAGATTGCTTTGCAGATTTCATAGCAAAGTTAAGAGTATTTTGGCAACGAACACGAACAGGCGTGATTGCTGCTTGAACAGCAACAGAACCATCATGGCTAGTATAAACAACTAGATATAGATTGGTTTTGTCGTTAGCACCCTTTGGGTCAAGAACGAGAGTAGATGGAACATTCCATGTGCCAAATACAACACGACCATTTTTGAAAGACCCTGCTGAATCAACAGTGACATCAGGATTTGAATCGTGGAGATTTTCTGCGAAAGCAAATAAATCTTCATTTTGAACTTCTTTGTAGCGTGAACCTACAACAGAAAGAACATCTGTGTTGCCCGCTTCAAACGGATTGTCACGAACAACAAGGAAAGATTCGGTTAAGAAATTGTGATTTGGTGCTAACTCAGAAACAGGCTCTAAGCGAACATTCCAATTCGAGAGATGAGCAGAATCCATAATTTGTTTAATTGTAGGTTGCTCCTCATCTGTATTCCAAACATGATTAGCAGCAGAGTGCCAAGCAGGATTTGAGCGGGAATCAACAAGGGTGAAAGTCACAGATTTATCTGCGATTTCTTTTGCGTGTGCAAGTGTCATTTTTTACCTTTCTTTAGACGAACCCCAAGTATAACAGATTGGTTTAGCATTTGTCAATAGTATCTCACTATTTGATACGAAGAGTTTTATAAAATACCCATAAACCCACGCCTAGAATTGCTGGTGTGAGCAAAATCACAAACGGTGCTAAAAGTACAGTTTCCATAACCCCCTATTTTATCGTAAGTCCATGGGTTTTGTCAAGCTTTCTTAATGTGATGTTAATCACACGGGTCGGCCCGTCTCACAATATGGAATAGCGTCGTGGGCTACGAATTTAATTCCAGCTATTGCTGCACGATCTTATCGGTTATCACTCCTGGCTATTTATTTAATTGTGTGAAGCAGTTTTATAACTTGCTTAGGTTAATTTGTTTAGTAAGTTTTTACCATAGCAAAACGAGTTTGATTATTTGCTAGGCGCAACATAACACGAGTTACATTGTTACGAACAGGTGTAAATTTTTCAATACGACCTGTTACTCCAGCATTTGATGTTGTGAATAAATCACCGATTTGGTAAGTGTATCCGCCAAGTGTCATTTTTATTTTTGCCTTTCTATTCGGGTTTAGTTAGGGTGAGCAGTTTATTATGACTTGCTCAGGTCAGTTTCCCGATTTAGGAATTATAGATAACGAGCAACAGCATTGTAAGTAGAAGTTGAAACTACTTCCTCATCTGTCATTTTCAGAATACGAATTGCGTTAGACAATTCCTCTTTCATCTCGTTGTATGTGTGTTGATGAAGTTGCTCAAAATCTCTCTGTGGTTCAACAGGGAAATCTGCTTCATTACAGGTTAGGTCAAAATCTACATTGAGAGTTTTGTTCCATGAGCGATAGTTGGTGCGGAAGTTCTCTGCTTTTGCTATGTTAGCAACAGCAAACTTACCTACTTCTTTGCGCCACTTCTCAACAGATTTTTGATACTTTGCTTCATTTTCAGATTGGTTTTCCCAATCCTTTTCTAACTTAGCAAGGCGAGTTTCAAGTGCCTTGATGATTTTAGGGGTAGCGATTTTTACGCTAATTGCTTTTTGGTTTCTAGCCATTTGTTTTGTTTCCTTTCGGGTTAGGGTTTGAGAGAGTTATTATAGCAGGGGGGTCAGACATTGACCCCCCTGTATTATTATTTAGTTATGCCTTGAAAGTAGTCCAGCGAGTATCGCCATTTACTTCAAGTTTCACACGCACCGAGCCAGATGCGTTCGGAACAATCTCCTTGATAGTTCCTGTGACCTTTGACTTGCTAGTAGTGAATAAATCTCCTACTTGATAAGTTTTGCCATTTGCGGTCATTTTGCTTCCTTTCTATTTGTTGTTAGGTGGTATTCTAGCATACGAGCCATGTTACTCGCAAGTAGAAATCGTGTTATTTGGTGTGATTTACATCACATAAATTCGAACGGGTCTCTATCCTCGAAAATAGACTCAAATAGTGCTAAATCTCCTGTCTCCAGGGCATAGTCTAAATCTAGTGCCATATTTTCTCTGATCCGCTCTGCTTGCTCATCTATCATTCTGCATCACCGATGCAATCTGAACAATCGCAATACCATGCATGATTAACCCATGCATCAAGGTGGTGTCCCTCGACAATAGCATTAGCAGGTGCAGAGTCTTGCCCACGCCATGATACGCCTTCGGGTAGTTTAATTAACTTATCATAGTCCTCATCATTACATGCTTCAATAGCTTCTATGCAAGGGTCAATCATAGAAAGCGGGACGGGTGGATAGTGATTACTCCTTAATTGTATTGCAATACTATCACGCAGAGATACATCTAAATCTCCACTTGCTAATTCGGTTGCTAAATTACTTCCCACTTACTTCTCCATTTCTATAAAAATTCATTGTGTGCATTTTGCCATTAGGTTCAAGTAGATTATAGGTTGCATAGTCTTTGGCATCTCCTACATCTACGCATTTTCTAAACGCATCTACGGCAGATAGCGCATCTGAAAATCTATAACTAGAGTGATAATTTCCGTCATAGTGTGTAGTTATTACATAGTTGTATTCCATGATTATCCTTTCGAGAGTAGTTGATTATAGCAGAGGGGACTGACATTGGTCAAATCCCCTCTGAGCCTTACCATGAGGACTGATAATAAAAGGACAAATCCTCAAAATCGGGCAATTCGGTCAATTTGGACAATTGCTTGATAGTTGATTTAATTCCATCCCAATAATATTCATCAATATCATATGAACCAAAAAAGAAACCTGCTTGTGGCATTAATTCTTTAGGGTCTTTATGGAATAAGGCTTGACGGGCGGTAGTTAAAAGTTCCTTTAACTTATCATGAGATACATAGTATTCACCGCAGTCATCCTCGCCATCTTGTACATTTTGTACAAACCAATTATGAACAGAATTAACTTTGCGCCAATAAGCAGCATTTACGCTAACACTTACGCCATAAATATCTTTTTCATCTGCTACATGATCTAAACCAGCAGCATTTACAATATTATTCCATTGTGGGAAAGTAGCAGCAGCATAGTCTATTTCATCTTGTTTATCAAGAATAGACCAATCTATTTTATTTACATATTTACGAGCAGAGAGATACATATCTAAACCCATTTAATTATTCTCCTAACACATCTCTTGAAATTTGGTCAAACATTTCTACTTCCTCGACCATAGCATTAAATTGACTTTCGGTCATAAGAATAGAAGTAATGCGAGTTGCAACATTGGCAGTTAAAGTGCCTGAGTATTTGAACATAAGAGAAATTAATTCTTCCTCTGATAGATAATTTGCAGTTTTAACAATTTCAGCAGCCATAGTCATAACTTCGAAATCTGTCATGGCTTCTTTGCTTGCTTCTGCAATTGCGTGTGCTTGTGCAATTCCACTTAACATTGTGGTTTCCTTTCTTTCGGGTGAGGTGCAATTATACTAAATCCCACCGACATTTTCAATTTGACACGCCGTAATTCTCATAATTTGAGACAAAAATGTGGTGATAAATATCACATTCGTAACGACACGCCCGACTGCGTCGGCCAATGTCCGTTATGTCCAAATTATTTACGCATAAATTAAAGAATTATGAAAGGGCCTGGTGTCAGATCCAGGCCCCTTCTCTCTCTCACCCGTTACATTAAAAATCTACGGGCACATCTATATTTAAATCCTGGAATGCTAACATAGCATAAACCTGAATCTCTTCTTCTGTTGCTTCGGACCAATCTACGTAGTTCATGAAATCCATTTGATTTTGTACACGCAGCGCAATTTCATCTGAAACACCAAGCTTGTCAGCAATCATGTATGTAAAAATATTTCCGCCTTTAATCACATTACACCGCCAATTCTAAAATTGCACTAGTGCCACCGTGATTAATTTCTGCTAATTTGCTAATGATATCTGCACGAGACATTGATTTAAGGTCAGAGAAATATTCACGAATGCATGCAACATTCATTTGAGCAAATGTTTCTGCAGGCACAAGCATTAAACGCATATGGAATTCTGAGCCTTGGCGAATTTTTGAATTAAACTGTACACCGTCAACACTGAATGGATGACAATCCCATTCCGCTGTAGTAGTATCGGGAGCGATATATTCTGTATTTTTATTTTTCATTTTTTCTTCTTTCGGGTTAGAGTTGGTTAATTATATACTGGTGAGCAGGTCTTTGTCAAGTTTAGTTACAAGGACCAAACTCATCCCAAGCAAAATATTCATTTTCTTGACCAATGCAATCGCAAGCCAATCTTTCGACATTACCTTGCATGTCAAGAATTACGAAACCTGCGCCCTCGCAATCATTACAAGGAACGCCAACGATTTCTGCAATTTCATCAAACGGAGTTTTCATTTTATTATTCTCCTGTGCTAACTGCTAAAGTTCGCCAAACTTTTTTGATACCATGAGTAGGGCGAATTTCTACGAGATAACTCTCGCAATTCTCACCATACCAAACGGCACGATTATCTTTTTCCGCATGAGTAATTTCACCCTCTACGGAACGGGAACGATAGAATTTTCCTACAAGTAGGCTTTCAATTGAGTAGATATTTGCTGACATTTTTACCTCTTTCTTTGTGTCGCTATTATAGCAAACGGGTCTGACATTTTCAAGCGACACGCCGTAGCGTGTCAGTGTGATTTATATCACACTTCGGGGGTTTCGTGATTTGGATTACAATCACACCATTCAAAATCATAGTCCCCGTCAGGTGAAACCCAACCATTGACTATTCCTGAACCTTTACAATCTGAACAATTTTTATTCATGGATACACTCACTTTCTATTTCATGTCCAAACTCATCTACGAGTTCCTCATAAATTTCATCTATATAATCTAAAAAATCTGACATTTAGTTTTCCTTTCTTATTTTCTAACTATCGTTAGTTTAGCATAACCCACCGACATTTTTCAACTTACTAGCAAGTAATTTCATATTTTGAGACGCTCAAGTCCTGTGATAAATCTCACATTCGTAACGACACGCCCGACTGCGTCGGCCAGTTAGTTGAATATTAAACTATTTAAAAAAAGGCGAAACAAGATCACTAAATATTTTTAGTGATTTGTTTTTTTTATGTTTTGTTTTACGAGTATATTTCTTTTTATTTTTTTGTGGAGTTGCTGCATTACTGCGACGCAATTCCTGAACTCGTTTTACTTTTTCATTTGTCATTGTTATACCTCACAATCATGTCCAAAATAAAATTCAGCTGCATCGTTTTCATCAAACATATCAAAACGACGATTACACTCTACGCATTTCTCAAACATTTTTAGTTTTCCTTTCTAATTTCATGCAAACGAATTACTTTTGCAAACTTTCTAGCACCTACACGGACACGCTCACCCGTGAAACAATTTGTACAATACAAACCCTCATGAGCAAATTCGCAAATTTTGCAGGTGCGAATTGTAGGATTATCTAAACGCTTAACTACAATTTCTGAAATAGGTGTAGTCATTAAACCTAATTCTAAATCCATGACTAAATCTTTATCAGCGAATTCAATAGGCTGAAATTCTAAATCGTTAATTCTTTTAATTTCTAAATTTGACATTGAAATTACTCCCAACTTCTAGTAGTAGCGAAAACCTTACGATTTGAAGGTTTATAATTTGGAAGGTAAGTTAGATTTACCTCATCTATAATTTGTTTTTGTGAAACTAAATCTAGGAAAGAGTTAGCGTATTCCTCAGAGGGAACTAGGAGAGTAGTAGAACTACCGCCTACTTTATAATTTAGTGAGAACATTTGGTTCTCCTTTCTTTTTTATTTATTCTTATTTAATTTTGTATAATGGAATTATAGCATGGGGGTCTGACATTTTTGGGGCGACAAAACGGACATTTGCGACAATTGGGATTGTGAGTTAGGTCACATTTTATTTTTACGCTCAAAAGTTCAGGTGATTTAGGTCACAATCTTAAAGACACGCCCGACTGCGTCGGTCCATTCGAACATTTGTTCGAGATGGATAGATCAGCTTTTATTCTTCTTCTTTTGGAAAAAATCCATTTTGCTTTATATCTAAATAAAGTTGTTTTGCGCAATAATAACAAACAATAAATAAATTTAATTGAATTAGTGAAGTGATTAGTCTATTCAGCGTCAAGGTCAAACTCGCTTTCATCAAATTCAATCGCTAAATCTTTTTCATCTACTAAATCAAGCGGGATTTCATCTGATTCAGTTTCAGTTTCGATTTCTTCATTTTCCCAATATTCAGGCTCTCTGTCCCATGGGTCATACTTTTTTTCCCAAGAGGGAACATAACTAGTCATGGTCATTACTTTACCACACTTTCATTTTTTCCATAAACTGCTTGAATAAATCTATCTTCGTTAAAATTAGGGTTATCATCTGCAAACATATCCGCAAAATCAAAAACTAATTCTTTGAAATCTGAAATTTCTACGGGGTAATTTGATAAGTAGCGATTTAGGATTTCCGCTACTGCTACATAGTCTTTTCGGGTCATCATTTTACTGCACCTCTATTTTCATTATATTAGCAGAAAACTTTACTTTTTCTGCTTGCTTACTTTTATTTAAGTTAGCCACTAGGGTATCTATATCGTTAATATTAGTAGCAACATTTCCAACAGATAGCAAACGGCTACCTTGCCATAGGGAGTATTCTATTTTCATTATTTAGTCTCACTTTCTTTTTTAGTTAATACGGACATAGCCTCTAGGGTAGAAGCCTTACGCTGTGCCTCTACATAGGCACGGAACTCATCTAGGTTCATTTGTTAGTTATCCTTTCTAAGATACTTACTTATTTATTTGTTATGGCGTTAGCCTACCATAAGCCACCGACAATTTCAAGCGACACGCCGATAGGCGTTAGTGTGATTTAGCCCACACTTACGGCTACTGAGCGGTAGGTGTATCCTCCGCCACTTTTACGGATACGGACACGATACGCCTCAGCGTTATCATACCATACGGCGTGAGGGTGCTTTTCAGCCTCTACGATTTCGCCCTCTACGGAGCGGGAGCGATAAAGCTTACCTACTAGTAAGCCCTCTATTGAATAAAGATTAGCAGACATTATTTAGACACTTTCCAATCTGTCCACATAGGTAGACGCTCAGGGTCAGTATCGTTATACCAACTTTCAATATTATTTTCACAAACCTCGCAGAAAGTGAAACGCTCATCTCCAACCATAGAGATAGCAGATTTATTAGGGGTGTGTGTCTTACACACTTCGTTAATTGTTAGTGTAGTCATTTGAGACCACCTTTCTTTAGTAGTTAATTTTGTTTTGCTGACCTGATTATTTGCTTACTTATTTAGTAAGGCTCACAGGATTTTTATTTAGTTTTTATTTCTTACAATACTTAGCGTATTTTACGAATAACTTTCGGTATCCGCAGGTATCGCAGTATCTATTGAAGTAAGGTTGCTTAGTAGCAACACCTTGAACATCTGTCCAAGTAGTATGCTTACAAGTAGGGTCATTACCCGCTACATTGTAGTCATTGTAGTAGTAAGGGACATGGCTCCAAAGTTGGTAGCCGTTAGCGATTACTTTATCTAATTTTTTTTCTAGTGACATTTTATTGTCCTTTCTTTTTATCTAATAAGTAAATACTAGCACACCTCTCTGACATTTTCAAGTCGCAAAACGGACATTTCGGATATTTTTTATGTGATTTAGACCACATTTTACGCTCAAAATGCTATCAAATCGGACATTATGGGCACACTATCTTTTTTATTTTTTGATTTTTAAACGTGGATCATACAATTTAAAAAAATATTAACATTTTTGTCAATTTGAAAAGTAAAATGTTATAATAAATTTTATGTATAAAGCTTTGCAAGAATTTCAAGAACCTATCTTGTCTAAACTTAAAAAATTAAGTGACGAGGTATATTTGTATGAAAATTTTTTGTCAGAAGAAGAATGTAAAGAAATCGTCGAAGAAGTAAAAAATACGCCAGATTATGTTTATCAAAAAGAAAAAAATTTAGTTTTAAAAGACTCATTTAATGTATCTAAATTAGCTCAATATAGAGATAGAATTAAAGAAGTATTTAATTTTAATGAAAAAGTAAAAGAAAAGCATATATCAAACAATTGGACTTTTGTTAGGATGAGACCAACTGGAGTTGGGGATGGTCCACATGTTGATTGGCCAAACTTTTTAAATAAAATTAAAATTTCTATTAATGAATCAGAAGATGAAAAAATTAAAATAAAGTTTCAATGGGTAACAATTTTGATTTACTTTAATGATGATTTTGGTGGGGGAGAAATAGTATACCCAGAATATGGAATAGAATATCACCCTAAAACAGGAGATTTACTTGTACATAATGCAGAAGTCGTACATACTGTCTATAGAGTTAAATCAGGAGAAAGATTTTTTTGGCAAGGGGACGTGGCAGCTGATTTTTTTACTGATGAAGATGGAATAAAAATTTATTCAGAAGCAAATGAAAAAATAGGTAATAAAGATACCGAAGGAGAAGATTTTCTTTTTTCAATAAACCATAGACCGATATTGTCAAAAAGATTGACAAAATGGGCAGAAGATGCAAAATGGAATCCTGATGATGAAAGCTTTATAATTAATGGTATAATAAAGAAAACAAGGGAATTATAATGGGACCTTTTATAAACAGTCAAGAAGTACTAGAGCTTGGCGAAGATATATATATAATAGAAAATTTTTTAACTCAAGAAGAATGTCAATATTTTAAAGATTTATTTGATAAAGGTATTGAGGCAAATGGGCATAATCTAGAACTTGGTTTTGGTGTTGTTTCTAATAATTTTGAAGAAATTGAAAAAATTAGAGATAGAATTAAATCAATTATTGATCCAGTTTATGAACTTGGACACAATACAGCTGTGAATTTAATGAAAGTTGGAAATTCATGGGGACTACACTACGATGCTCAACAATTTGAAAAAATAAGAGGCAAGGCAAATCAAAAAGATCCTCTTGATGAATATGATTTAGTTAAAGATAGTAAATACGGGACTGTGCTTTATTTTAACGAATTTGGTGGTGGGGCTTTAAATTATCCTTTGCAAAATATACAGTATAAGCCAATGCCTGGAACCTTAGTGGTTCATAGTTCAGAAAAAATATGTAGCCATGAAGTATTAGAGGTTACAGAAGGATACAGATATTCTTACTCTAATCATTTATCAATACCAATTTTAATACCTAGGAACTTATGATGAAAGTTGCTATTTTTGGAGATTGTCATACTGCAAGAGTTTGGGAGCACCATAATTTTGATGATAGTAAGTATACTCTCAGAATGTGGGGAAGAGCAGGAACTTGGTCATATGGCCTAGATTTAAAAGAAAAATCTTTAGAGAATATGGATAATTGCTCTCATGAGCAGGGAGATCCAAAATGTTCGCTATCTTCTGGAGTTGAAGTAGCAGGGCAAAAGATAATGTTATCTAAAATGAACGAGGGCTGGAACCCTAAAGTTTCTTTTAAAGAAGTGGAAGAATCTGATCTAATAATGCCTTGGATTGGCTACATAGATATAAGACAATACCTTCCAGTACATCAAAATGCAGATGAAGTAGCTAAAATAGTAGTTGATAAGTTTATTAAGTTTTTCCCAGATAAAAAAATTAGATTTATAGAGCCTTTACCTCAATTTACAGAAATGCTTTTAAAATATGAAGGAATACACCCTTCATATACCTATGAAGAAAGACTTGAGCAGAATAAACTATATATTGAGGGTTTAAGGAAATATTCAAAAGAGGCGGGATTTATGGAACCTGTTTCCCAACAGGATATATATCGTGTCACTGGTAGAAATGAGTTTACTACCGATATGACACATAATAGAGCTCCTCATCCTGTAGATGGACTAAAAGATGAATATCATGCAAAAATATATGAATTATTTAGAGATGAAATAGAAAAGACTATTTCGTACTATCATCTTTCTTAGTAACTAGTCTTCCTATTAAGGCATTTATGTAATTGGCAATTCTTGTACCCCGCCCTATATTTAAATTACAATCACATGATTCAGGATGCCTTACTTCCCTATTAAATGCTGGCGTAGTTAATGTTTTATGAAAATGCCTTGGCGACATAATATCTCCCTTTTTTTATAATTTTACCACAAAATGAGATATAATAATAGCTATGAGCGCAATTATAATTGGCGATTGCCATACTTTAAGATTAGCAGAAAACTCAGACTTTAATGTTTGGGCAAGACATGGTTTTAAAATGATTGATTTTGTAAATTCTGAAGATATATTGAATTTAAAATCACATGTTTCTTTCATTCCAGAGGAATACCTAAATAATAAAAAAGATATCCCAGATCGTATTCCTTTTTCGGCCTCATTAAATTATGACACTATTATTTTTTGGCTTGGTTATGTTGAGGTTAAAGAGTATCTTCCAGGACACAGCGATGAAAGAATAAATTTAGTAGTTGGAGCTTATTTGGAAAAAATAAAAAATTTATTTCCAGATAAAAAAATAATTATAATTGAACCATTGCCTCAGTTTGAAGAATTAGTTTATGTATACCCAGTACGTCCAGATACTGAAGAAAAAGTACTATATACGTATGCTGAAAGAGATAAAGCTTCAGATAGATTAATTAATTCTATTAAAACAATAAATACAATGAATGAAAATTTTCAAATTATTCCAAGATGCGAGATATACAAATCTTTAAATGTATCTTCACTAAATTCAGACATGATGTACTTTGAAGAATCAGTTAATAAAAAAATAGATGCACTAAGTCCAGAAAACTACGCAGTGATTGCATCTATGCTAAAAGAGAAGATATAGTCTATTTGCCACGCTTTTGTACTTCTGCGTTGCGCAGCATTGTAACTGCGTCTATATATGAAAGTTTATATGTTGGTTCCAGTTTCGGCTCATTTTTCGGCTCACTAATTGTTTCACGTGGAACACCATAATATAACATTAAACCAAGTGTAATAATCATTGGGACATATATTGGAGAAATTGAAGCAATAAACCAAAGAACTGTCAAGATACTAAATTGTTTAATTCCAAATCTTGCCTTGGATGGTTTGCTTCCATATGACAATTCATGCATAGGATGCGACATTTTTGTATCTCTTCTATTATAGTTTTCCATTGATATTTTCCGCCCTTTACCATATCTGATATTTGTATTTTTTTACCTGATTTTGTTTTATACTTTGTTTCTGGATCCAGATGATCAAAAGAAAGAGCTGCTGGATGCTTGTTGTACCCGCAGATCTCACATCCTGCTTTAAGTTTTATCTTGTCAATCCTTTTACGGATTTCTTGCGGTGTCATATACCGCTATTATATCAATCTTCTACTTTTAAAGCAGGGTCTGGACCTAAAATTTTACCTTCTGTATGAAATTTTTCTAACTCGTTTGCCTTATCAGGGTTTTGTAAAGCTAATAAAGTCATAAGTACATCATACACTCTTAAATTTTGTATGTAAATTCCTGCTAATAATTCTTCTATTGCTTGTCTCTGTTCGTCGCTCATTTAAAATTATCCTTACTGTGTTTATTCATAACTTGTACAAATTCTTTATTTCCAAACCAATGTATTTTGCCATCTACTTCCCAATATAAATTAAATCTATTTAACAATGTTATTTTAATTGCATGACTTAAAACTTCTGCATCCAATCTTCCACCCGCTTCCGTAACTCTAAGATAGGGTACGCCATCTACTTCCTGCAGGCTAAAAATTGCTAGGATTTTATCTGGGCGCATTTCATCGGGGTATACATCTGGTTGCCTCAACCACTCGCATTCAAAGCCTCTACAGGGATTCTGTGGGCGATTCTCGTATTCTCCACAACCTGCACCAATTTGTAATATTGGACATGCAGATCCGCCAAGTTTAAATGTTTTGCCGTCTTGCATAACAAGATCAGTTTCTCCATGAAGATATCCTTCGCAACATTTAGTGCATTCTCCACAAGATCTAGAAATTTTCTTTATAGTAAACCTGCTTCATCATTTTTTCATACATGTCGGAACCTGGAATTATTTTATAGTCACACATTCCATAAAAACATCGCCATTCAGTTCTTTCTTCCAGGGGATTGAAAAAAGGAACCATATATGTTAGATGATCTTTATTTATACAGAGTATTGGATCTACTCTTCCATCAAGTGACATTTGATAATAAGTTGAAAATATTCTATGTTCCATATTTTAAAAAGGGAGGGAACCCTTTGATCCCCTCCCTTCCTTAAACTTAGCTAGTCGCCAAGCCTATCACTATTGAGTTCATTCGAGTATTAACTCTTTGAACATATTCTCTGACGCTAAGACCTCCAGCACTGTGATACCAGAGTTTCTTATTACCAGCGTAGGCTGGCATATAGTGCGCAGCGATTACTTTTTCCCAATCGCCGTATTTTTTCCAGAGATAACGGACTTCGCCTCTCATACGAGCATCTTGTACCCATTCAGGTGCAAGACAAGCCGTTTTGAAACCTTTGTAGTTATTCCATGTTATAGGCATATACTGATATGCGCCACAAGCAGATGACCATTTTGATTTAGCCGAATACCTGCCATTTGATTCTACCTGCTTTATAGAATACATAACGATTTCAATTTTTTCTTTGAAGCTAAGTGCTTTACTCAGTTTCTTTTTGTTATTAATATTATTATTAATATTAATATTATATAATCTAATAGATATATATTTTATATTTAAGTTATTATATATATTAGATATATTTTTATTATATATAGCTTGATTTTTATTGTCAAGTTTTATATTTTCTAACTCCGTTTTAGCCTGCAATGCCATAGCATGTGGAGAGCCTAATAAAGAATTAGCCATAGTTATCAATATAACTAATGTTAGATGGAATTTAGTTTTAAAGTTCATTCCCTTACCTCCTAGTTTTACTGACAGGTAATATCAATTCTAGCATGATATAATATTTTATACAAGGAGCATTTATTGAAAATATCATTTACTGGGCCAGCTATGCGTTTTATGGATAGAAATGTTGGGTATGGCGAAGCATCACATCATATTATAAAATCATTTAAAAAACTGGGATTAGACGTAGAATTAGAAGCGAAAAAAGCAGACATAGAAATATCCTTTGCAGATCCTGGGAATTATACTTTTTATGATCCTTCTTCATATAAAATAGGATATTCTGCCTGGGAATCTTCTGAGATGTCTCAAAAATTTAAACAAAATATTGATAAGTGCGATGAATTATGGGGGACATCTTTTTGGATTTCAGATATTTATAAAAAACTATTTCCTACAAAAAATATTTTTACTTATCAACATGGAATTAGTGAATCTTGGAAACCAAAATTAAGAAAAAATAATAGAGAACCATTTACCTTTTTACATATTGGAGAACCGTTTAGTAGAAAAGATGCTCAAATAGTTGTTGATTCTTTTGTTGAACTTTTTGGTCACGATCCTAGGTATAGATTAGTTTTAAAATGTCATAAAATAAATACAACAAGAGTTAAACATCCAAGAGGGTATGATCTTTCTCCCGCAGCTTTATATGATAATATTGTTGAAATATCTGGAACATTAAGTGAAGAACAAATGATTGGCTTATATGATCAATCTGATGTTTTTGTTTATCCAAGTTGGGGAGAAGGATTTGGATTCCAACCATTGCAAGCTTTAGCAATGGGAATGCCAGTAATTTGTGTTGATGAATGGGCAGATTATGATAAATTTATTACTTGGCCAGTTAAATCAAAATGGAAACTTAGTCCTTGGCAATCAAAACATCCAGGATATATGCTAGAGCCAGATAAAGAAAGTTTAAAAAATCAAATGTTAAAGTCAGTAGAAGAATACAATAAAGTTCTACCTGAGACTTTTAGAAATTCTTTTGATATACATAGGGAATATGATTGGATTGAAGTTACAAAACCTGCAGTAGCAAGATTAAAACAAATTTATGCAAATATATTAATAGAAAAAGAATATTTTGATCTTGAGCGTTTAAAAAACAAAATGTGATAGAATATAAATCTTAATCAAAAAAGAAATAGAGGTCTACAAACAAATGTCTGGAACTATACAAAACCCATATGAAAATTTTATTGCACTGTCTCGTTATGCAAGATGGATTGAAAAAGAAAATCGAAGAGAAACTTGGCAAGAAACGGTAGATCGTTATTTTGATTTCATGGTTAATCATCTTAATGGGATGGGTTATTTTCCAGACAAAAAACTTGTATCTGATTTAAAAACGCAAGTATTTAATAGAAATGTGATGCCATCTATGCGATCAGTGATGACTGCTGGACCAGCGTTAGAAAGAGATCATGTTGCAGGTTATAATTGTTCTTTTGTTCCAGTTGACAATGTAAGATCTTTTGACGAAACAATGTATATACTTATGTGTGGTACTGGTGTAGGATTCTCTGTTGAGTATAAGTACGTTAATAAACTTCCTTCAGTCCCAGACACCTTAGAAAAAACAACAACAGTAATTATTGTGGATGATTCTAAACAAGGTTGGGCAAAAGCGTATAGAGAATTGCTTGCCTTGTTATGGGCAGGACAAATCCCCTCAATAGATGTAAGTAAAGTTCGCCCAGCAGGAGCAAGATTAAAAACTATGGGCGGAAGATCGTCTGGCCCACAACCATTGATAAATCTTTTTGACTTTACTATAAAGATTTTTAAAAATGCTGCAGGTCGTCAACTTAAACCAATTGAAGCACATGACATAATGTGTAAGATTGGAGAAGTTGTTGTAGTCGGAGGAGTTCGTCGTTCTGCTATGATATCTCTTTCAAATATTAATGATATCGAAATGGCTCAAGCAAAAGTTGGAAATTGGTGGGAAAATAATTCACAAAGATCTCTTTCAAATAATTCCGTAGCTTACTCACGTCGTCCAGAAATGGCTCAATTTATTACAGAATGGAAAAACCTGTATGATTCAAAGTCAGGCGAACGTGGAATATACAACGTCGCAGCAGCACAAAAACAAGCATCAAGATGGGGACGTAGAGATCCAGAGATTCATTATGGAACAAACCCTTGTTCAGAAATTATACTTCGCCCATATCAATTTTGTAATCTTTCTGAAGTTGTAATTAGGCAAAATGACACAAAAGAAGATATAGCAGAAAAAGTAAAACTTGCGACAATTCTTGGAACTTGGCAATCAACACTTACAGACTTTAAATATCTTCGTAAGATTTGGAAAGACAATACAGAAGAAGAAAGACTACTTGGAGTTTCTCTTACTGGCCAATTTGGTCACAAGTTCATGTCTGGGAAAGAAAATTTAAAAGAATTAGAATCTTACTTAGAAAATCTTAGGGATTACGCCAGAGATGTAAATAAAGAAGAATCTCAAAAATTGAATATTAATGAATCTGCAGCCATTACTTGTGTAAAACCTTCTGGTACAGTATCTCAATTAGTTGGCGTATCATCTGGAATGCATCCTTGGCATAATGATTATTATATTCGTACTGTCCGTGGGGATAAGAAAGACCCACTATCTAAATTTTTAATGGATGCTGGGATACCTTTTGAGGATGATGTTATGAAACCAGATGCTACCACAGTATTCTCATTCCCAATGAAAGCCCCAGAAGGAGCTATATTAAGAAATGATCTTACGGCTATTGAACACTTAAATATTTGGCTTACATATCAAAGGGCTTGGTGTGAACATAAACCATCTATTACTGTTTCAGTCAAAGAAGATGAATGGATGGAAGTAGGAGCTTGGGTATGGAAGCATTTCGATGAAGTATCGGGAATATCTTTCTTACCTTATTCAGATCATACATATAAGCAAGCCCCATACCAAGATTGCTCTGAAGAAGAGTACCTAGAATCTTTAGCAAAAATGCCATCTGAAATTAATTGGGACGCAATTTCACTCTATGAAACTGAAGACACAACCTCTGGGACCCAAGCTTTGGCTTGTGTGGCTGGGGAATGCGAAATTGTTGATATAAACTCGTAGTTGTATGTTTCTGTGGATTAATGCCACTAAATGATATAATTAAAAAATAAAATATATTTTAATTTGAGGTAGGCATGCAAAGTACAAATTTTGATGTGATTCAAGGAGACACCTGGTCTATAGATATAGAATATGAAGATGCTGAGGGCAACCCAATCAACATATCTAATTATAATATCTTAGCTGAAGTAAAAGATAAGCCAGGAGGTAATCTTTTATGTGCTTCATCTCAAAGTGAAAATGGAATTGAACTTATTAATTTCCCCGAAAAAAATAATGCAATAAGAGTGACTTTTACTCCAGAAAAAACATCTAAGTTTAATATTCCAAAATGTGCATATCAAATAAAAGTTATTGAAACAGGAGACACACTGTTGTCGGGTTGGATAAAAGTAGACCCAGGAGTTATAGATGGCTAAATCTTATTATCAAACAACAAAAGTTGTAAAAGTTACTGATGAAAAAAAGGTAGTTGTAAGATCACCAGGACTTGCTGGTCCTAAAGGTGATGCTGGTACAACAGTATTAACAGGACCAGGTATTCCATCTTCATTGGTGGGAAAAGTTGGAGATCTGTATATAGACACTAATTCTAAAATTACTTATGGCCCAAAAACTATTAACGGCTGGCCAACACAACCATTGTTTGAAATGTTTAATAGAGATTTACTTGGACAAGTATTTAATATTGGTGTCGCATCTGATACTTGGGAAATAGAACATGGACTTGGATATAATCCTAATGCAACAACCATCTCATCTGATGGAACTGTTATAGAAGGAGATATATCCTACCCTGATGAAAATACAATCGTAATACGATTCATCGGGGTTACAACTGGAAAGGCTTATCTTTCCTAGTTACGAAAGGGTGGTTAATAAATGTCAAGAAAATTTCTGACCAATATTGATCTGAACACAAACGAACTGCAAAATGCAGTTGTTCAAAACCTTTCTTCTGCCCCGAATAGTGGCAATAAGGAAGGTCGTATTTACTACGACTCTGTTACACACAAGTTAAGATACTTTGGTGCAGCAGGTGCGTGGTATGATTTAGCTGCAGGTGGTACGGCTGCCTCTACTGTCACTTTGACAGGAGACGTAACTGGCACTGCTTATGTAAATCCCGCTACTGGGATTATAACTTTATCAACTACAATCGAGCATGATTATGTTGATTCAATTAGTGGCACAGCTAATCAAATTGTCGTATCTGGTTCTGGTGGAGCAGGCTCTACACCAACAATCAGTTTATCTGATGATGTAAATATCACTAGTTCATTAAATGTAGCAAATGGTAAATTTACAGTAGATTCAAACGGCAATGCTTATGCTAATGGAACATTAGAGGTTGATGGTTCAACAACTTTACAGTCTGACTTAACAGTTAATGGAAATTCCACATTAAATGGAACATTACAAGTTAATAACTCTGCAAACATCACTGGCGATGTTGAAATTGGTGGAACATTAACAATTGATGGAAATATCCAACTTTCAGGTATTGAATTTGTAAGTAATCTTGGTAATTCTATACAGGAAACTGGATCTAATCTTGTAATTACAGCAGGAAATGGAAACATTGTCCTAAATCCAGACGGATCGCTTGTTGTCAATTCTGACATGTCTGCAAATGCAGTACATACACAAACAGTAGTTAACAATGACGGATCTCTGGCAGTACAATCTGATACATCTGTAGATATTTCTGCTCCAGCAGTAAGTATTACAGGTCCATTAAATGTAAACGATAATACTACATTTCAAAATAATGTAACAATCGAAGGTAATCTAGAAGTATTAGGAACACTTAATGCTATTAATAGAGAAACCCTTGATGTTGCAGACAATGAGATTACATTAAATTCAAATTGGACTGGTGCTCCAACTCAAGATGCTGCAATTAAAGTTACTCGTGGTACTGCAAACGATGTTGCTCTTTTATGGAGTGAATCTAATGATCAGTGGCAATTAACAAATGATGGAACAAACTATCATTCAATTGCACGTAAATACGTTGAGGTAATTGGAGATGATTCAAATCGTCAATTCCAAATTACACATAATTTAAATACTTATGATGTAACAATTCAGGTTTATGAAAATAATCCTAATCGTGAGCTAGTAGAAACAGATATAAATATTGTTGATGCAAACAATATTATTGTTGGATTTACAGTAGCTCCTTCAACAAACGCATATAGAGTAGTCGTAGTAGGCTAAAAGGTAAAGGGGTCGGAATGTCTAAAAAAATATTAGTTCCATTTAAGTTACTAACACTAGCTTCCGACCCTTTATCTGGTAACGAAGGCGAAGTTTATTTTAATACAACTGATAAAAGTATTAGAATCCATAACGGTGAATTTTGGATAACAATAGTTAAGAGTGATGATCCAACTCCATTTTATCAACATACACATACTTATGATGGTGATGTACATACAATTGATTTACAAAATAAAATTGATTTTAAAACTTTATCAGGTGGTTCTGTAATTCAAGATTTACCTGTTATAATAGGTGTTGATGGTGGAAATCCAAATTCAGCAATAGATCCATCTTCATTTTCGGTGCTGGACGACGGAGAAATAAATGGCAACTGATTTCCCAGAAAATTTAGACAATTTTACAAACCCAGATTCAAATAATCCTTTATCAAATCCATCTCACTCAGAACAACATGCAAATGCTAACGATGCCATTGAAGCATTACAAGCAAAAGTTGGTATTGATGGTTCAACGGATCCAAATTCGTTAGATTATAGAATTTCACAATTAGAAATATCCCCACTTGATACAGAACAAATTCAAGATGCAATTGCTGCAGCATTTGCAGCGGGAGATCAAACAGATATAACTGTAAGTTATAACGATGCATTAGATTCATTAACACTTTTAGTTAATAATGCACAAACAGCGGGTTATACAAGTGTTGTTCAACACTATGTAAAAAATTCTACAGGTTCAACAATTAATGCAGGAACTCCTGTATATATATCTGGCGCAACTGGCGCAAATATGCTTATATCAAAAGCATCAAATTCAGGAGAATCAACATCAAGCAAAACTTTTGGTTTGCTTGCTCAGGACCTAGCACAGAACGCAATTGGTTTTGTTGTAACAGAAGGTCTTCTATCTGGACTTGATACTCATATAGCAAATGCTGGAGATCCAGTATGGCTTGGCGCAAATGGTCAATTAGTATACGGATTAGCCAATAAGCCAATAGCTCCTGCACACTTAGTATTTATAGGTATTGTAACTAGAGCACATGCTCAAGTTGGTCAAATATTTGTTAAAATTCAAAATGGTTTTGAACTTAATGAATTACATGACGTAGACCTTGATTATTCAAATCCTCCAGCAGATGGAGATGTTTTATCTTTTAATTCAATAACTGGAATGTGGACAAACTCTACTGCAGTTAAAGACATAGAAAATAAACTAGGTTTAGAAGGAAATAATGATTTAGAAGTGACGGGAATTGAAAATCCTACAGTCATAGATAGTTTTGATTCTACAGCTTACACAACAGCAAGTTATAGAATACAAATAAAGAAGGATAACTTACAAACATCCTCAAATGTAACAGCAATTTATATAGATGGAAGCATCTATATGTCTGAGTATGACGTGGTATCAAACACAGACACTGTTTTAGCAAATTTGGAATTTACTAAAACAGGAAGTATAATTAATTTATTAGTGACTCCGTTGGTAAGTCCGATTATTGTCAGATATTACCGTACAGCACTTAAAAACTAAGGAAAATAATGGCAACAGTAAATAAAAACTTTGTAGTAAAAAATGGTCTGGTAGTTCAAGGATCTACCGCCACCGTAAATGGTAATAATATTCTTACTGAGAATAATGGCGATACATATATTCTCAATTTGGTAGGCGGAGCTACACTAGTTAAATCTGTAGATAACACAGTATTTACAGTAGATAACACTGGCTACCTTACAATTAATTCAGAAGTTTTTGATTCATATGGATCAGCAGCTGCAGCATATGATGATGCAGTAGCAGATTCAAATTCATACACAAATAATGCAATTTCAGCAGAAGTTACAAATAGAAACAATGCAATTGCTACAGCTTCAAGCAACTTAGAAGATTATGCAGATAACGCAGCTGGTAATGCTGAATCTGCTGCAAACTCTTATACAGATGGCAAAATTTCAACAGAAGTTACAAACCGTAATAATGCAATTGCAACTGCTAAATCAGAAGCAATTTCATCTTCAAATGGTTATACAGATTCTGCAATTTCAACAGAAGTTACTAATCGTAATTCAGCAATTGCTACCGCAAAAGGAGAAGCAATTTCAGATGCATCAGCAGATGCTACTACAAAGGCTAACGCAGCCCAAGCAGCAGCAGAGCTTACAGCGTCAAATGCTCTTTCTTCTGCAGTAACAGATCTTGAAGGTCAAATTTCAGATGCAGAAACTAATGCAAATACTTATACAAATAACGCAATTACAGCACTTAATCTTGCTGGCACATACGACGCTCTTGGAGCAGCGTCTGCAGCAGAAGCAGCAGCAAATTCATATACAGATGAAAAGGTAGCAGATCTTGTAGATTCTGCACCAGCACTTCTTGATACACTTAATGAATTAGCAGCAGCAATTGCTGATAATCCAAACTATGCATCAGATGTTGCCAACCTAGTTGCAACAAAGGCTGATACTTCATATGTAAATTCAGAAATATCAGATCTTGATTCAGCAGCACAGGGTTATGCTAACGCTGCACAATCAGCAGCAGTAGCAACCGCATCAGCAGATGCTACTACAAAGGCTAACGCTGCACAATCAGCAGCAGAAGCAACCGCATCAGCAGATGCTACTACAAAGGCTAACGCAGCCCAAGCAGCAGCACAGTCTTATGCAGATGGTATTGTAAATACACTTTCATCAAATACTTCTTCAGACATAACAGATGCTATCTCTACAGCTAATTCTTATACAGATTCAGCAATTGCATCTGGAGATTCAAATGCAACTCCAACATATGCTGGAATTAATCTTGATTGGGTAAGCAAATTAATTGCTGGATATGCAAGCGGATCAGGAACTTTAGTTCCAGTACAATGGTCTTCAAGTTACGGAACTGCTAAATTTACAGTTCACGTAAGAGACGGAATTCATTCACAAGCATCAGAAGTTTTGGTTGCCCGTGATAGCTCAAATAATGTTCATGTAACAGAATATGCAATAGTTACAACAAATGGAATTCTTGCAGATGTTTCAGCAACTTATGATTCTGGCAATATGAAGATAACTGTAACTCCAACTAATGGTCATACATCAGTTGAATGTGCAGCTTCAGGTTCAGCAATAATTTGGGCTGACTAGTTTTAAAGGTTTGGGGGAACCTTTCAAAATCCCCCAAAAAAAACAAATTTTAGGGGATAGTGAACTTAAATGACAGTTACAAATAAAGATTTTAAAGTAAAGAACGGATTATCCGTTGCGGGGAATGCTACATTTGATTCCCAGGTTATATTAGGCTCTACACCCCTAGCCTTTGATACAAATACAAATAGATTACAATTATTTATTAACGATGCTTGGAAAAGCATCGCTACTCTTGATGATGTTGCTAACACATCAAATCAAATTAATTTTATGGATATTGGATTGGCAATTGATTATAATGGTCTTCCAGTTTACATAGTGCAAGGCAACGGTGTCACCCCGTCTGGTGACTCTAAATTCCTAGATGGGGGTAATCCATCAACAGCAAGTACAGATTTTATATTTGATTCTGGTGTAATAACCGTTTGAGTTAAGCGTAATTTCTGGTATAATTTCAAAAATAAGGGGTAATAAAAATGTCAACAGTAAGAATTCAAGTACGCAGAGGAACAGCAGCAGATTGGTCTTCCGTAAATCCAATATTAGCAGGCGGAGAGATTGGTTTTGAAACCAATACAGGCAAGCTTAAGGTGGGAGATGGCACAACAGCATGGTCTAGTTTAGATTATGTTGCTTCAGATGTTCCTGCGGTAAGCGAAATTGCAATGGATGCAATTTATGCTGCATTGACTCCAGGTTCAGGTTTATCAAAATCATATAATGATGCAGATGATGAGATCAATATTGAAAATACTGGTGTACTATCATTTAATACACGAACTGGCTCAGTTACCCTTACAGACACAGACGTTAATAATGCCCTAGGTTACACAGCAGCAGATGCAGCAGATGTAGTATCTTTAGGAAATCAAACATCAAGCGATATTACAGCAGCAGTAGCAACTGCCAATGCTTACACTGATGGTGCAATTGCTCAAGAAGTTTCAGATAGAGATACAGCAATACAGGTTGCTGTTGATGCAATTGACACAGATGCTATTGAAGAAGGTTCTTCAAATAAATATTACACTCTTGAAAGAGTACAAGACGCAGTAGGAGCAATGGCTGTAGAGGGATCTGGTGTATCTTTAAACTATGATGATGCAGCAGGAACTTTAACAATTTCAGAAAATTTAGTTGCGGGACAAAATTTAGAAAAAACACAAAATAATGATGGTACAGTTACATTTCAAGTTAAAGATAGCCCATCTTTTGGTGGCAACACTGGAGTTGTAAACTTATTAGTAGGTAATGATATTTCAGTAGACGGAGAAATTACAGCAAATGATTTAACAGTCACTGGAAATCTAACGGTTAGTGGAACAACTACCACAGTTAATTCAACAAATTTATCAGTTACAGACCCAATGATTTATATGGGAGAAAATAATAATTCAAATGCAGTAGATTTAGGTTTTGTTGCTTCGTTTAACGATGGAACATACCAACATTCAGGTCTAGTTAGAGATGCATCTGACGGATATTGGAAACTATTTTCTGGTGTTCAATCAGAACCAACATCAACAGTTAATTTTTCATCTTATACAAAAGATAATTTAGAAATTGGAAGATTAGTTGCGGATGAAGCAAAAATTGGTGATGTTTTAGCTACAGAATTGCAACACGTTCATGGTGTTACATCTCCTATCCAAACACAAATTAATAACATTAACACAGATATTTCTTCGCTAGAAGATACAAAAGCAAATAAAGATTCAGAAACTTTTATTGGAGACGTTGTATTTAATGTTGACACAGTTTCTTTCCCACAAAACTCAATAGACGGATCTGCGTTAGCAACTGGCAGTGTTGCAACTTCTAAGTTTGAAAATAATTCAGTTACTGAAGATAAGATAGCAGCATCAGCTGTAACTACTTCAAGAATAAACAATCAAGCAGTTACAACTGCTAAAATTGCAGATGATGCGGTTACAAATAACGAATTAGCAGATGATGCAGTCTCAACATCAAAAATTGTAGGTTCTGCAGTAACAACAGATAAAATTAATGACGCAGCAGTAACAACTGCTAAGATTAATAATGCAGCAATTACAACAGACAAGATTAATGACGCAGCGATAACAACTGGCAAAATTAACGATGCAGCAGTTACAACTGCTAAGATTGATGATTCAGCAGTTACATCATCAAAAATTAACGACGGCTCTATCTTAACATCTAAGTTAGATACAGCAGCAGTTACAACTTCAAAGATTGATGCAGCAGCTGTTACAACTCCAAAAATTGTTGATTCAGCAATCACAACTGCAAAAATAAATGATTTAGCAGTAACAACAGGTAAACTTTCAGATGGTTCTATTACAGAAGCAAAACTTGCAAACAATTCTGTAACTAACGATAAGGTAAATGATCTTGCAATATCAAAGGTAACAGGATTGCAAGACGCACTAGACGATAAAGCTCCTTTAAATGCTCCAACAATTACTGGAACAGCAACATTTACTGGAACCGTTAGTCTTCCATCTTCAACATCTATAGGTACAGTTTCTTCTACAGAAATTGGATACCTTGATGGAGTAACGTCAGCAGTTCAAACACAAATTGATGCTAAAGCTTCTTCATCAAGTGTAAATTCACATACATCTGCTACTACAAATGTGCATGGAATTTCTGATACTTCCGCACTTGCTACAAAAACATATGCAGATTCTGCAGTAAGTACACATGAAGCAGACACTACAAATGTCCATGGCATTGCAGATACATCTGCACTTGCAACAAAAACCTATGCAGATGGTAAGGCATCAGATGCACAATCTGCTGCTGCTTCAGCACTTTCTTCACACGAGGCTGATACAACATCAATTCACGGAATTTCTGATACTTCAAAGCTTGTAACAACAGACGATTCTGGAACAGTTACATCTACAATGATTGCTAATGGCACAATTGTAAATGCTGATATTAATGCTTCAGCAGCAATTGATTGGACAAAATTAGCAGTATCTTCAACAGTATCTGCTACAGAATTAGGATATGTAGATGGAGTTACATCTGCTATTCAAACACAGTTAGATTCTAAAGCACCTACTGCTTCACCAACATTTACTGGTACAGTATCGGGTGTTACAAAATCAATGGTAGGCTTGGGCAATGTAGATAATACTTCAGATGCAAATAAGCCAGTATCTACTGCAACACAGACTGCTCTTGATGCTAAATTAGCACTTGCAGGCGGAACAATGACTGGTGCACTTACACTATCAGGTGCTCCTACAGCAGATTCTCATGCAGCAACAAAAGCATATGTAGATAACGTATCTGCAGGATTAAACTTCCATCAGCCAGTACGTGTTGCTACAACAGGAAATATTACACTAAGCGGAACTCAAACAATTGATGGAGTTTCTTTATCAGTTGGAGATCGTGTACTTGTAAAAGATCAAACTACACAAACTCAAAATGGTATTTACGTAGTTGCTTCAGGATCATGGACAAGAGCAACAGATGCAGATAATACTCCTTCAGGAGAACTTGCAGGTGGAGACTTCTGCTTAGTTCTTGAAGGTACTGTAAACTCTGGTTATGGATATGTTTGTTCTAACACATCAACAATTACAATTGGAACAACAAACATTACTTATTCAGCATTTAATGCTGCGAAGGCAGTATCTGCTGGAACTGGTTTGACAGAATCAACTCCAGGAACACTAGGAATTGATACTGCTACAACAGTAGATGTTTCAACATCACAAACACTATCAAACAAGACATTTGTAGCCCCAGTTTTGGGAGCAGCAACAGCTACATCAATTAATAGCACAACAATTCCTACATCTAAAACATTAGTAGTAACAACAGATAAATTATCTGTCCACGCTGCTACAACATCTGCAGAACTCGCAGGTGTAATTTCAGATGAAACTGGTACAGGAGCTCTTGTATTTGCTAACTCTCCAACACTGGTAACTCCAGTGCTTGGAACACCAGCATCTGGCACAATGACAAATGTAACAGGACTTCCATTAACAACAGGTGTAACTGGAACTCTTCCAGTAGCAAATGGTGGTACAGGAGTTACAACTTCAACAGGTAGCGGAAATGTTGTTCTTTCAACATCACCAACACTTGTAACACCAACATTAGGTGCAGCATCTGCAACAAGCATTGCGTTCTCAGACGGAACTCAAACTCTTGCAGGAACACCTTCATTAACACCAATTAATACACAAACTGCTTCAATAACTCTTAGCTCATCATTTGCTAAAGATTCATTCGTTCAAATGAACGTTGCATCAGCAAATACTGTAACAATCCCACCAGATTCAACATATAGCTATGGAATTGGTGCATCAATTGACTTCCAGCAACTTGGAGCGGGACAAACAAGCTTCGTAGCTGGCGCAGGAGTTACACTCCAAGCAGCATCAATTAATGGTACTGCAGCATTAAAATTCAGAGGACAATACTCAGTAGCAACTGCCCTTAAGGTAGCAGCTAATACATGGGCACTCTTCGGAGACTTATCAATCTAATAAAAAAGGGGTAAAAATAAATGGCAAAACTACAAGGTAGATTCGCTGAGGGAGCAGATTCAAGAATCCCACCATTAGCAGTAACAGGATTAACAGTTACAGATGTAGGAACAAGCAGACCATTTTTGGCAACTGCAAATACTACTTCTGCTGCATCAGCAGCAAATACGGGGGGAGCTTTTACTGTATCGTGGACAGTTCCTTCTAATTCTACCGCAGCCACACAATACTCAATTACAACTAGCCCCAGTACATATACTGCTGTAGTTTCAGCTCCTGCAACCTCATATACTTTTCAAGGACTTGCATCTAACGTTTCATATTCTGTTACAGTAACTCCACAAAACAATTTTGGAAACAGTTTATCAACAACCTCAAGTTCTGTTTTATCTACAACAGTGCCAGATGTACCAACAGGTGCATCAGCAACAGCTCAAGTTAACCAAGATACAATTACATTTACTGCTCCATCAAATAATGGTGGTAAAGCATTAACTAATTTTTATGTTTTAGGTAGTGATGGAACTTCAGGAAATACAAATAGTGGTTCTACTTATACTGTAACAATTGGAGATACAGCAAATACTTCTCAATATTATAATGTTTATGCAGACAATGCAAACGGAAGATCTCTAGCCTCTGTTGCTACCGCTACGGTTACAACACTTGCTCCAAGCTTCTTTAGCCCACCGTTTTTCCCACCGTTCTTCCCACCAACATTCTTTGCCCCACCATTCTTCCCACCGTTCTTCCCACCATTCTTCCCACCATTCTTCCCACCAGGGTTCTTCTCCCCACCGTTCTTCCCACCAACATTCTTTGCCCCACCGTTCTTCCCACCAACATTCTTTGCCCCACCATTCTTCCCACCAGGGTTCTTCTCCCCACCATTCTTCCCGCCAGGGTTCTTTGCCCCACCATTCTTCCCACCAAGATTTTGCATTGATCAAGATACAGTTATTGCAATAGTTTCAGAATCTGGAGGATTAGATTGGATTGCTGCAAAAGATATTGAAATAGGAGCAAAAATTTGGTCAGTCACATGGGACGGGCTTGAATCTGAATATACCTTTGATCCTTATTCATGGAATTCTGAAAAAATAGATAATTTACATATGGTAACATCTGAAATTTCAAACATACTCAAGCATACAAAAGATGTTACAATGTTAATAAATAATGATCCAGACATGAGATTCTCCCTAGAACAAACTGTTTTAATAAAAAGAGAACAAACATATTTATTTGGAGCAACTGGACAAATAGAAATAGGAGATATCGTTATTGAACAACAAGTAGATGGATCTTTCAAAGAGATTCAGGTTACAGAAATAAATATAATAGATGAGCAGAGAGAAGTCTTTGAATTCGATGCTGCCCCTCACGACATATTAATTGCTGGAAATTTGATTGTTCACAACAAGAAAATCTTTGCTTAGTGTCTATTTATCATTTACATATCCCTAGAACTTCTGGGATATATGTTAAGAATAATGTGTTACCCCATCTAATAACAGGTGGGGTTCCACATTTTGTATCTAACAGGACACATATAGATATTGATAAAATTTCTAATAGTAAATTTGTGGGCGGTCATTTTGGATTGATGCCGTTGGATTACATGGATAACCCAGAAATTTTTACTGTATTAAGAAACCCTGTTGATAGGTTTATTAGTTATTTTAAATATACCACTGGACGGATAAGAATGGGTCAAGAAGCAGAAGAAAAAAAATATCAATGGTTGTATGGAGAAGAATCTAAAATACAATCTAATTCACAATCAAAATTTTTAACTGGTAGAATTAACATAGATAAATTTAACAATGGAATACACTATTTACAAGAAAATGTAAAAAACCATTGGTTTTTGGAAGATTATTCATTAAATTTAAATGATGTTTTGACGAACGTAGATAAATTTTACTCCTATAGTCTTGATAATCAAAACATATTTTTGGAAGATTTAAATAAAGCTTTATATAAAAATTTTGGATTCAATACTTTTAAATATAAAGATAAAGCTAATTGTTCTCCAGAAATAGGGGTTGTATTTTCTAAAAAAGATATAGATAGAATAATAGAATTAAACGAGCTAGATATGCAGGTATACGAATATGTACAAAAGAGTAAAAAAAGATACTAAGTGGACCATACAACACCTAGGTAATTTTAACATTCTTAATTTAAAAAAAGAGTTGCAGTCTTATAATGAGGAATGGTTTATTGATACTTCAAGGCAGGAAAAGGGTTATACACATAGACAGACGCAGATGTATAGAATATGTGCTACTGATTATGAATGGATTCCAGGGACTCCAATTATAACTGAAAATTTTAATACAATTAAAAATGAATCTGCAAGAAAAGAATTATTTGACATTTATAAAGAATTAGAATATTATTATTCTGGAAAAGTAATAAGATGTGAATTTATAAAAATGTTTGGAAACTCTGAGATTCTAAAACATACTGATGGTGGAGCATTGCTTCATTATTCTAGAAGAGTTCATATCCCATTAGTAACTAATAATTTAGTTACGTTTACAGTTTATAATAATACTATAAACATGGAAGAGTCTGGTTGGTATGAAATCAATAACCAATTACCCCACTCTGTTAGCAATAAAAGCGATCAAGACAGAATACATTTAATTATTGATATATTGCCAGATGATATGCTTACTTATAAAATAGGAGAAAATTAATGAAAAACTGGGATTCAGAAAGTATGCTTTTCCCAGGCGTATGGGTATACAAAAATGTTTTTAAAAAAGAATTGGATATCGTAAATAGAGTTGAAAATTTGATTGCTAACAATAAATCAAATTTCTCTTGGGTTGAAGCAACAGTAGGGTATCATGAAAAAAAACCAGAGTACAGAGATTGTGTAGATTTTAAAATTGGAGAAATAAAAAATCCAGTTACAGAAGATCAAATAAAATTTAATGAAATTTGGAAAGATTCATATGAAGCACAAAGATATGCAGTCCAGGATTATTGCAATAGATATAACATAATTATGGATTATTGGGAAGTAATGAATTTTATTAAATATGGTCCAGGGCAACATTTCCAAGAGCACGGAGATGATGGGTTTTCATATAGTGCCACTGTCTCGTTAGTAGCATACCCAAATTCTGATTATGTTGGTGGTGGTTTATATTTTCCAAAATTAAATTTAAAAATACAGCCAGAAGCGGGAGATCTATATATATTCCCTTCTACATATTTATTTTCGCACCAAGCTTTGCCTGTAGAAAATGGTACTAAATATTCAATTGTTACAATGTTAGACTATAACGATCATTCACATTGTGAAGAGTTTTATAAAATGAGACAATCAAAAATTAATAAAAATGTATAATATAAAAGCTTTTAAAACTCAACCAGAATTAGCTAATTTAGAACCATTGATTGCAAATAGAGATTGGATGGATAACACCTGGGAAGCACATGCTTACCATTGTTTTCCAGTAAGTCTTGCCAATAAACTTGGTTGGTCAATATCTTATCCAGAAGATATTGTTTTTATTTGGGACGGAATAAATGATTCAGAACCAAGTCATGTAAAAATTTTACATGGTGAGAAATATGCATATTCTGGAAGAGCAAATGGGACAATAAGTTTTAAAACTGGAATAAAGTTTGAAACAGAAGATAATCTAACAATGATCCATATGCCAGTTCCTAATTATTTTAGGGACGGTTGGACCCCATTTACAACTTTAATAAGTACATCTTGGTATAGTGGAGAATTGCCATCTGCAGCAATGATTACAAGACCAAATCAGGAAATTACAATTAAAGCAGGCACTCCAGTTGCAGCAATTTTACCTATAAATCTATCAGATTTACAAAATTCAGAAATTAATTTTTTAAAATTATCTGAAATGAAAAAATCTAATGTTGACATGAATGAGTATTCAAATGCTATATATGAAGAAAATAGACTCGGAAAATGGACAGATTATTATAGAAATGCAACAGACCATAATGGTAATAAAATCGGGGAACATCAGGTAAAGACTATTAAACTTAAGGTTAACGAAAATGTATAATTTGAACGCTTATCAAATTAATAAAGAGGCAAAAACAAAGATAGAACCGCTAGAAACAAATAGAGATTGGATGAAAGATAATTTTTATGCATATAATTGTTTTCCAATAACAATGGTTAACAAATTAGGTTTTGCAGTATCTCTTACTCGTGATGTTTCATTTATGTGGCACGGATACTCTGGAGAAGGTTTGCGACACGATATAGAAGTGTTTGAAGGTGAAGATTTATGCTATTTTGAGAGAGGTGGAGGTGTAATTGGATTCCCAACAGATTTTATCATTACATCTGATGAAAACGTCTCTTTGTTAACAATGCCTGTACCAAATCAATTTACAGACGGGATACAAGCATTTTCTTCTATAATTAGTAGTTCTTTTTATACAGGTGCGTTACATGTAGTTTGCAAGATTACATCTCCAAATAAAATAATTACAATAAAAGCGGGGACTCCAATTGCTGCGATACTTCCTATAAGTTTAGGGGATATACAGGATTCTACTTTAAAAATAAATAATTGGGACAATTCTTTAAATGTTTTGCATGCTGAAAAATATGTGGATAGATTGAAAAAATATGGAGAAGAGAATAATAGACCTGCTATGTGGTATCAAAAAGCAGTAAACCAAAATGGGGAAAAAATTGGTTCACATGAGGTACAGAGTATAAAATTGCATGTAGAGAATGAAAATGTGGTATGATATGGTGATAGGAATATAAAATGGAAATAGTAAATGGAAATGAATGGATTAAAAATGCTCCAAAATCTATAACCCCATCAGGGTTTTTTGGTAGCGGTCCTGAAAACATCGTAGAGCTTGAAAACTTCTTAACAGAAGAAGAGCAAGCACGATTAATAAATTTTGCATTAAACAATAAAGTTTGGGACAAAACAGAAAGCCATGTTGATCAAGATGGTCTTGTGCTTTATGACCACAGCATTTGGGAAGATAGAGTTTGTACGGGTAACTCTTTAAAAGAATCTGACCCAACAATATTAGACTTGTTATGGGACATGATAGATAGATTAAAAATAGAAGTAGATAAATTTTTTAACGTTGATGTACAAGCAACTGGGCCAGCCATAGTAAGATGGCCTGTTGGAGCAAGACAGGAGCCACATGCAGATAAAGAATTTTGGGTCGGAGAAGAAACAGGAAGACCAAACGATTTCCCTTGGTACGATATTGCGGGTTTATTTTATTTTAATGATGATTACGAAGGGGGAGAGTTATATTTTCCTCAACATGGAATAGAATTTAAACCAAAGCCAAGAGCAGCATATTTTTTCCCAGGAGATAAATATTATGCACACGGAGTAAGACCAGTAAAATCTGGAAATAGATTTACCTCCCCATTTTTTTGGACAATTATGAAACATACGGGAGAAAAACAACCGCCAGCAGATTATATTGGTGGTTTTGATAATGCAGAATACAAGAAAATATTTGAAAAAGGAGAAAATAATGCATAGCCTAAATATAAGAGAAGATTTAGACAATTTAAGCTGGGAAGAGTTATATCCAGGAATAATTCTATATAAAAATATGTTAAAAGATCCTTTAAAGGCATATGAAGTTATGATGAGATCGGAAGAGAGTAGTGAAGGCAAATACTTCTTTAAAAAATGGGATCCATGGGCTCATTTTGGAACATATACTCAGGCAAAATCTATTGAAGAGCAAGAAGTTGCAGAAAAAGGAATAGTCTTTGAAGAAGAAAAAGCATTATTTGAAGAAATTGCAGTAGCATATGACAGAGCTATTTCTCATTATTTTAAACATACAGAAATTTCAATTCCAGAAAATGCAAGATATAGCGGACAGTCTTGGTGTAAATATTTTAATAAAATTGATAATTTAAATAACAATATGACAATGCAATATCATACAGATTATATTATTTCTCAATCTGAAATGCCAGGAGAAAAATTTCATACTACATGTACATTTTATATAAATGATAATTATAATGGCGGTGATGTTGAATTTTATGTCAATGGAGATATAATGAATTATAAGCCAAGCGCAGGAGATTTAATGATATTCCCGTCACGAGTACCTTATTACCATGGTGTTAAAACTATTCCAGATGGTAATAAATTTTTTATCAGAAATTTTATAATGGAAGATTTTAATGGTTCAGAGGAATGGTTAGAAAATCAAAGAAAATTTGGAGCTTATAAATGGGCTCAAAAAGAACTAGAGAGAATCAAGCATGATGATCCAAGAAATATGCTTTATTTAAAAGATAACAATATAATTTCTTATGATGATTTAATGCAATTAAATTCTGAAGGAGACAATGATGGAACTAACTAAACTAGATGATGATATTTTTATTTATAGAAAATTTTTAACCGATGAAGAATCTGATGCAATAAAAGCTGTAATCGAAGAGTATGCTGAAAAAGACCCAGATTACTGGAAAGTAATTTCTTTTTACGAATCTTATTCTGCTGGGTATCCAGATGCAGGAGATCCACTTTTTGAAAAACACGGACTACCCTCAGATTTCCTGGATAAATTATATTGGAGATATGTTGATGCTTGTGCAGATTTAGCTGGTATTGATAGATCAAAAGTTTCAAAAATTAGTTTCCATATTCAAAGATGGTTGCCAGGAGCTTTTGCACAATTACATTCAGATAATTCAGATGAAAATGGCAAACTTGGCGCATTTACAAGAAGCAGATATGCAGGCTTTTTATATTTAAATGATGATTTTACTGGGGGGCTTTTAAAGTTTCAAGCTCAATATGGACAAAAAGAATTAACAGTTGTTCCAGAAAAGGGTATGTTTGCAATATTTCACGGAGGTCATAAAAATATGCATCAGGTCACTCCAATAGAAAGTGGAATAAGATACACCATTGGTTCATTTTTTGATGATCGTGAAGAATCAGAATATACTCAAGAGGAAAGAGATGCTTGGGCCACTGAGTTAGCCGAAGTTAGAGCATTACAAAAAGAAGAACAAAAAGTTTGGGCAGAAGTTAAAGAAGATGGGTATAGATTAACTCCTCAAGGCCAAAAATACAGATTGGATGGATGAAATGCAAGAAGCATCATCAATTATGCATAATGGTAAAAAACAATATGTAATGTTTGATTTATTTGAACAAAATCAAGATATTTGGTATTTAGAAAATGTTTTAAGTAGTCCAGAAAAGCTTGTTGAGTTTATTGAGGATTCAGATAAAGACGAATTGATCCTAGATATTATTCCAAAATGGGAACTCTGGACAGCAAGTGACGATAACACTGTTGTATATGGAGCTACAAAAACTATATTCAAGGATAATAAAAATAAAAAAACAAATTCAGAAAAAACAAATAGAAGAGCTTTGTATATAATAAATAGCTTGCTGATGTCCATAGAAATGTCTTGGGATAAATATGCAGATGGTCATGGACTAAATAAAGATAATTATATCCTAGATCATAGTATTTTGCCAGTTAAAAAATGGAACGCTGGCATGAATATGGGTCCACATTTTGATGGACAAGATGGTCACACAGAATTAGCTTTTTCTATGGTTACATATTTAAATGATGAGTACGAGGGCGGGGAAATAAATTTTCCAAATCATAATGTTATTATAAAGCCAAAGCCTGGAAGTTGTATAATATTTCCTTCACAAAATCCATATGTTCATGAAGTAAAAACAATACATAGTGGAACAAGATATATGGTTACAACTTCTATTCTTACAAAGAAGTAAAAGCTGTAGAAAAATAAATTTCAGAGTCAAGCATAGAATGTTGATATAATTTTTCTATTTCTTTTTTTGAAAACTTAGAAAATAGTTCATCTGAAATAGGGTTTTCGTGTCCGTAAATTTTTGTATTTAAATCTACAGTATTCAATATATTTAAATCGTTGCAAATTTTTTGTATAACTTTTTCTTGATATGATTCCTGAATCAAATTTTCAGATTTAACTAATAAGTTAATTCTTTTAACATTATTTACTAGTTCTACATGATTTACTTTAAATGTAAATTCATCTGAAAACAAAAAAGAATCTACAGTAGGTACACCATTTTCTGGCCAACCTAAAAATTTTGCTTCTTGATAAATAGAATGATCTTTATTATAGTATGTTAAATTTTTTGATTGAAAGTTTTTATAAGGTTCTTCATAAACATCCAACCATTTATAAAAATTTTTTTTATTTATATCATCTTTTGTATAAACAGTCATTTTTTTTTCAACAGATCTATATGCTTGCCAGGCATAGTGACTCACTATTCTTCTGGCAGGATTCCTTAACGCACTAAAAAGATAAGATTCTTGAGTAATAAAAGGTTTAAACCAACACCAATGGAAAGTCGTTGTTTCAGACACGATTTTATCACCACCGTTGCTAGGCGGGTTAGTAGATATTTTATTTTTTGTCATCTCGGTTTCAAGTTGTAAAAGAATATTTTCCCTAAAATAAGTTCCACCTGTTTTTGGTATATGTATATTGAAAAATCTATTATATTTCATACCTCTATTTTATACTATTTCGTATTAATGGTATAATTACCTTAAAGGAGAATCATGAATTTTTACGACAGAGAAGATTGTTTAAATATTTCACCATACGTTGATGCCTATGGCACAAAAAGCGGTATTTTTATTTTTAAAAATTTTTTTGAACAGGATTTAGTAGAAGACATTGAAAATCAACTTGAAAATACTGATCCAACACATTATGACAAAAATTTAATTGACTGGTATGCTGGTAAAATAAGTATACGTCCAGATAGATTACATGAAGCGTGGGAAGCTATAAGTGAATTATTATATCCAACATGGGTCATACATCCACAAAATAATCTTTTAACAGTTAAGCCAGGCGATGGAGGAATGTTTATGCACTCTGATAGCCCAGGTAAAAATATGTGTCACCTATTGTCTCAAACAGATACATTTAATACATGTTGTACTCTAGATTACGGAGTAGTTGGATATTTTGGCAAATGGGAAGGCGGAGCTATATATTATCCAAACATTAATCCTGACGGGTCAGTAAAAGACCCAAATAATAAAAACATGGACGAGCCTTGCTTGGAATATACTCCAAGTAGAGGAGATTTAGTAATACATTCTGCATTTGATCCATACGGGCATGGAGTTAGAGAGGTAACATCTGGAGTAAGATATGCTTTTTCTAATTTTTGTTTGAAAGCCGTAGATAATCCAGGAACTTTTTATAATTATAAAACTCCTGAATATTATGCTCAAATTGGCTCAAAGAGTAAAAAAGAATTAAATGATTGGTCTGAACCTTTAGTGGAAAACCCGCAGTTTAGTGATGAAAAAATAAAAGTATATCAAGAATCAGGATTAAAAGGACCAGAATTAGCAGCAGCATTTTTTAGCGATATGGTAGAGTGATGCTTGACAGAGATCGGCAAAGAATGAAAAAGATAAATAGAGAAGACTGTTTAACTTTTGCATCTTTTGACAAAGAATATAATGTTATTACAAGTTCACCTATTGAACTTGCTGAAGATGGAACTGGACAATTAAGGCCAGTATCTGAAAATGGAAATACTTATCTTCCATACAGCCAAGGCTACCAACCAACTGCCTTGTACTGGCTGGATCTCGTAAATGAATATTTTAATGATATCCCTGGCATTGAAAATTATACATTTGTTGATATCGGAGCTGGGAAAGGCAAAGTTATACTGTATAATTTATTAAAAAAAAGTAAATATAAAAAATATATAGGAGTTGAAAAAGATAAAAAATTTTATGACATCTTTAATTACAATTTAAAAAACACAAACATAGAAATTGATAAAGAAATAGATACATTGTTAATTGATGCGAATGATTTTGATTATAGCTCACAAAACAACATTTATTTCTTTTTTTATCCGTTTACACTAGACTTCTTTACTGAATATTTTAAAAAAAATATTGAATTTATTAAGAATAATAATAATTATTTAGTTTTTATTTATGAACAAGACTACGGCGTTAGTAGTTATGTAGGTTCCCCAGTATATTTCAATGACGCTGTAACAATATACAAAGTATAATGAAATATCATTGGATGAATCGAGGGTCGGCAAATACTCCTAAAAAAATTGCTGATCTTGCAACAGAATTAGATAAATACGGTTATTATTCTGTATTATTAACATATCATTCTTTGCAGAGTGATGTTTTATTAAAATCTTTTTTGGCTTCGGATACATCAATAAATTTAAAATTTATGGTTGCAATAAGAACTTATGCAATCAGTCCAGAATACATGTCAATGGTTTGTGCTGCATATAATGAAAGTTTCCCGAACAAATTAATTTTAAATGTAGTTTCTGGAGATTTACATGAAGAAGAAAATAGCGTAGAAGATATTCCAATGTTTTCTGAATATTTAAATACTCCAGAAAAACGATTAAAATATACAAATGAGTGGATGTTAAAATTTTTAAAAATTTCTAAAAAATGGTATACCCCAGAAATTATAATGGGTGGACATTCAGAAACAACAAGAAATATGTGTAATAATTTCAATGCAACACATTTGTCTGCTTTAAATATGTACACCAGCTATTTAGAAAAAGAAAATAGAATTGTTAATGATAAACAAATGGTTGCTATATCAATATTAATAAGAGATTCAAAAGAAGAAGCAGAAAATTTTATTGAAAATAACGGTGGGGAAAGAGCTAAACAGTGGACAATATATGGAGATTATCAAACTGTAAGAAATACTATTTGTTATTTAAAAACCATTGGAGTGACAGACATAATAATATCAAAGTCTGAAGGGGATAAAGAAGAGTACAGGGTTCATCATTTAATAAAAGAAATGATTGATGAGGAAAATGATAATTAAAGAAATTAAAGAAAAGATATATATAGTAGAAAAGTTTATTGATAAGCATACTTGTAATTTTTTGATAGAAAATTTAGAGCAATATTGTTTTGAATCGGATCAAAAAAATACAAAAGGGTATCTAAATTCACAATATCATTCTTATTTGGAAGAAATAGGAATGATGAATTCTGATAAAATGCATAATGTTGCTGTTGATTTATCAAGATCTTTATTTTTTAAAGTGCAGGATGTTATCTCTAATCTATATAAAGAAAAACATATACTCAAGCAGACTTTTTTTAATTTTATGAGTCAAGGAGCAGAAAACCCAGAGCATATTGACAATTATAAATTAAATGATAGGGGTGAATGGGTGGAAAGAAGGAGTTACGGTAAAGATAAAACTGGTATAATATACTTGAATGATGATTATTTGGGCGGGGAAATTGTTTTCAGTAAACAAGATTTATTTTTAAAGCCGACCCCTGGGGACTTATTAATTTTTGAAGGAGATTATACAAAACCTCATTTAATCAAACCAGTTTTATCAGGAAAAAGATTTAATATTCTAACTTGGCATGAACCAAAAACAGAATACTTTGATTTTAAAAAAATAAAGGAGAATGCATGATAATACAAGTAATTGGCTTACCAGGATCTGGCAAAACAACATTTGCCAAAAATTTAGCAGAAAGAATTAATGCCATTCATTTGAATGCAGATGAAGTTCGTTCAGACTTAAATAAAGATTTAGGTTTTAAACCAGAAGATAGAATTGAACAAGCACGTAGAATGGGAGCTTTATCAAGATTACTTGCTAAACAAGGCCACCACATCGTAGTTGATTTTGTTAATCCAACAAAAGAAACTAGGGCTGCTTTTGGGAATCCAGATAAAGTCGTCTGGATGAGACGAAAACCAGTAAGAGATTTTCCAGATACAACAGCGTTGTGGGAATGGCCAGAAAATGTTGATTTATCTTTTGATGACATGATAGAGTCTGAAGATGCTGCACGAATTGCATGTGTTGATTTTGAACTACATGATTGGAAAAAACCTACAACTTTAATGTTGGGCCGTTATCAACCATGGCATGAAGGGCATCATGCTTTATATGAAGAGGCTGGAAAAAGAACAAATCAAGTTTTGCTCGGTGTTAGAAATACCCACGGGACTAGCGAAAAAGACCCATTAACTTTTGAAGAAGTTAAAGAATATATTTCTAAAGATCCAGTTATGGATAAAGCACTAATTCTTAAATTGCCAAATATTACAAATATAGTTTATGGTCGTGATGTTGGATATAAAATTGAACAGGTAAGGCTAGGGGATGAAATTGAAACTATTAGTGCTACTCAAAAAAGAAAAGAACTTGGCATATGAAAAAAATTGACAAAGATTTTAATTTTGAATTAAAAGAAAGTTATGATGTTTCAAATATCATTAATTGTATTTCTGGGTTTGAAAATGAATGGTTTGAAGACACAGGGAGGCAAGATGGATCTATCCACAATTGGAGAACAATATCAATTATTCTGCAATGGTATCCAGTAGATTGGCTACCAGGTCAAAAATATGTACCGACTCAGATTTATGATGGTGAAGATGATTTAAAAAAATATATAGATATAATTGTAAAAGATTTAGAAAATAAATATAACGGTAAATCTGGAAGAGTTATGCTTGTAAACCTTCCGTCATTAAAATTAGTAACCCCACATAGAGATCGTGCAGAGTACACCCATATAATAAATAGGTTCCATATACCTATAGTCACAAATGACGATGTCTTATTTAGTGTTGATTCAGATCATGTCAATATGAAGGTTGGAGAGTGTTGGGAGGTTAATAATGCAAAATTGCACGGGTGCTATAATTTTGGGCAGACTCCTAGAATTCATTTAATGGTTGATATTATCCCAGGTAATTTAATTGGCGACGCTGAGTATCATGGGCCAGGTTATTGATATGTTTAAAAAAATATTTAAATATTTGTATCAATGCGGAGAGGCAATAGCAAATGCTGAAGAAAAATTTTATTTTTATCTAATAAAAAATGAATCAGAAAAAAAAAGTTCTGAATCTAAGTCTTGATATAGGTATAATTTTTTCTTTTCTTTGTTTGACAAAGATTCAAAAATTTTATCGGTTATTCCTGTAAAAAAATTTTCTTGCGGTTCATTTATTTGTATAAGTGATTTAATTTTAAAATCATTTAAAATCTTATTT